CGCGTAGCCGCTCAGCCAGAGGACCTGCCAGCACGCGCGGTCCCCGTTCACCACACGGCCACCTCGGACGATCCGTGGGAAGACCAGTCGAGCCGGATCCCGGACGACGCCTGGTCCCAGGCCAAGTGCGAGGCGCTGTTCGCCTACTTCGCCGGCGGCAACCCCGAGGTCAAGAGCAACTACGCCTACGAGCACCACTTCGTGAACCAGGACGGTTCGATTGGTGCGGCGAGCACGCAGCACTGCTCCGACCACATCGGCGTTCTCAACGGGGGCCGCGCCGGCCCTGGCGACATGACGGAGACCAACCGCCATGGCGTGTACGACCATCTGGTCGCTCACCTCAACGACGCGCACAAGGGCGAGGAGGACTACGAGCCGCCGACGCTCAAGGGCGCGCGGTTCGCCCCTTATCGGAGCGTGGCCGAGTACCAGAATGCCGGCCGCCGGTATGTGCACATCGCCCGAGCCGTGTTCGACGTGCCTTGGGCAATGGAGCCGCGGAAGCTAAAGCAGGTCGCAGAGCTCGTCTCCTTCCGGGCGGCTGGCGGCCGGCTCAGTTCCGAGGAGATCGAGCGGCGCCTCGCAGCCGCCGCGCAGTTCAATGGCGACCGCACCGGCGGCGGTGCCGTGGGGTCGGTGGCGATCATCCCGATGTACGGCACGATCAGCCAGCGCATGTCCCTCATGGAGGACATGTCCGGCGGCACGAGCGTCGAGGCGATGCGAGCCGACCTCGATGACGCGCTCAAGGACAGCGCCATCACCGCCGTCGTCTTCGACATCGACTCGCCGGGCGGATCGACTGACGGCGTGCCCGAGTTTGCGGCCTACATCCGGTCGGTCGCGGGCAAGGCGAAGCCAATCGTGGCCTGCGTCAACACGCTCTGCGCGTCTGCCGCGTATTGGATCGCGTCGCAGTGCGACCAGATCGTCTGCACACCTTCGGGCGAGGTCGGCTCCATCGGCGTCTTCGCGGCGCATGAGGACGACAGCGAGGCCCTCGAGATGCAGGGCGTGGCGATCACGCTCGTCTCGGCAGGCCCATACAAGACGGAACTCTCCAGTTTCGCCCCGCTCTCAGACGACGCGCGCGCGGCCCTCCAGGACCAGATCGACACCTTCTACGGCATGTTCCTCGGCGACGTCGCGAAGGGCCGCGGCACCACGCCCGGGGCAGTCGCTGCCGACTACGGCGGCGGCCGAACGCTGCTCGCGGCCAAGGCCAAGGCCGCCGGAATGGTCGACCGCATCGACACGCTCGAGGGCACGGTTCGCGCTCTCCTGCCCAAGCCCAAGGCCACGGACGCTCGCGCGGGTTACGACTTCGCGCTGGGTACTCTGGCCGTTCTTCACCAGGGCGAGGCCGTCCTGGACCAAGCGGCGATTGCCGCACTTTCCACCCGACGCTCCGATAGGGAGTGGAACAAGCGAATGCAAGGGAGACACCGGCGATGATCGACATCGGATCGCTTCGTGGCCTCGACGCCTTCAAGGCGGCCGATGCCGAGGCGCGCGACAGGGTCAAGGAGCTCGACGCCCTCGCGGACGGCAAGCCCTTCACCGAGCCGCAGCACCAGGAATACGAGCAGCTCATGGGCAAGGGCGGCTTGCTCGACCAGCTCGGCGCCAGCATCGAAGAGCTGACGATTCGCTCGGAGGACATCAAAGCGCTTGCTGGCCAGCAGTCTCCTCGCGGCGTCGAGGGCCCGGCCTTCCCCATGTTCAACGTCAAGCGGGGCGTGCCCGAGAATCTGCACGACCTGGCGGCATACCGCCAGCAGGTCAGTTCGATCGACGAGCTGCCGAAGGCCTATCTCGACGGCGCGAAGCGCGTCATCGAGAAGATCGCCTTCCCCTCGGCCCAGACGGGCGCTGAGGCAGACCGCTTCCGGGCTGCCGTCGAGCGGCTGCTCACCAAGCATGCCGATCAGGAGCACGGCTGGGTCAGCCGCCACATCCTCGGCACGAGCGATCCGCTGTACCAGGAAGCGTGGGCGCGCTACGCGACTGGCGGCCGCGGTTCGCTCAGCCCGCGGATGCAGGCTGCCCTGCAGACCTACACCGGCGCGGACGGCGGCTATGCCATCCCGTTCACCATCGACCCGACCTTCATCCTGACCAACGTGGGCGCGGCCTGCCCGATGCGGCAGACCAACCCCAAAACGGGTCAGCCCCTCGCCCGCATCGAAACGATCGTCACCAAGGCCTGGGAGCCTGTCGCGACGGCGGGCGTGACGGCCTCCTATGCCGCCTCCGAAGTCGCGCCAGCGTCCGACGTCGCGCCGTCCGACTTCACGGACCTGACCGTGACTCCGGTCCGGGGCCACGTGCTGGTCCAGTTCACCGCCGAGTACCAGGAGGACTACGGCGCCGCCGCAATCTCCAGCGAACTCGGTCGGATCATCGCGGATGCCAAGGACGTCCTCGAAGCCAACAAGTTCATCACCGGCTCAGGCACGAACGAGCCCTGGGGTCTCGTCGCTGCGCTAGTCGCGAACGGGACCAGGGCGGTGACGACCGGGACGTTCGATCTGGACGCCCTCGACACCCAGGAATTGACCTTGGGACCGCGCTTCCGCAATGGCGGGCGCGCCGCTCACATGGCCAACCTCGGCATGCTCCAGAAGTACCGCCAGTTGGGCGTCGCGGGCCAGCCGGCCAACAGCATCTACGACCCGCTCTCCGCGACCCTGCACGGCTACCCGGTGTTCGAGGCCTCCTACATGGATGCCACCTTCGCCGGTACGCCCTCGAAGACGAACTACGACGTCTTCGGAGACTTCGCCACCGGCTACGTGGTCGTCGACCGACTCGGCCTGGCCACGGAGTTCATTCCGCAGATGTTCGACGGGTCCGGCAACGTGCTCGGACAGCGCGGCATCTACTGCCGCTGGCGCACCGGCGCCAAGCTCCTCGTCCCCAACGCCTTCGTGCTCGCGGCCCATTCCTAACCGCAGCGACTAGCTGAACGCGGCGGCGGCCCCTCAGCCGCCGCCTCACCGTTCGGAAAGGGAACAAGGCCGATGGCCGAGAAGCTGATCCGAACAGAGTTCGGGCTGTACCGAGCTCGCAAGACGTTCCTCGTGGGCGGCAACATCTGGGTCCGCGAGGGCGACACCATCGTCGAAGGGCACCCGATCCTGCGCAGGCACCCGGATGCCTTCGATCCATTCGAACCCACCTTCGGACCCAAGCCACAGCCGGCCGCCTCACCCGCGCCCGCGCCTGAGGCAAGGGCCGCGACGCAAGAGACCGTGGCCGCCTCAGCGGATCCCGAGGGCGCGATCCGGTCGGCGGCGTAAGTCGATGAGCGATGCACGGCGCCTCGTCCGCATCGGGCGGGGCGCCGGCGTCTCTGGGGAGCAAACGTGGGACAGCAAGTCAGCTTCGTAATCTCGGATCCGGACACGCTGCTGATTGCCTATGGCACCGGCGCGCTGCTCCGGGTGGAGTCGGCTGAAGCAAACACGGGTCCATGGGCCGAAGTCGCAACCGCTGCCCTCGTGTCTGGGACGTACCTTTACCCGATCGACGACGAGACCCCCACCGGGCACCCTGGTGCCTGGTATCGCTCGCGCGTCTCGGACGCCGCTGGCTCGTCGTTCTCCGATTACTCCGCAGCCTTCGAGGCGGGCGTGGTGCCCGCGCTGCTCAGCGTCACCAGCCTTCGGCAGGTCATCCGCTCGGAGTTGCCTGACGAAGCGCTGCAGTTCTACCTCGACTCCGAGCAGGAGGCGATCGAGAAGGCCGTCGGCCCGCTGGGGAGCGTCACCGAGCTGTACATGCACTCGGCCCAGCGTCGCGGTGGCGATCTCCTGATGCTCCACAACCGGGCCTCCAGCATCCAGCAGGTCATCGACTGCGATATAACGCTGGAACCGGCTGACTACGTTCTGTCGCGGACCGGACTCATGATCCGGCGCCTCAACACGGGCCCGAACCCGGCGTGGGGGTGGGGAGGCTGGGGCTTCGGCAACCCGTTCGGCTTCGGCTATTGGTACCCGAACCAACTGATCACCGTGACGTACACGCGGTTCGACGACACGCTCAGCCGGAAGCGCGTTCAACTGCACCTCGTCAAGCTCGACCTCAACTCCGTCCCAGGCCTGCAGGGCCAGACGGTCGGCGAGTGGAGCGAGAAGTATCCGGTCCGTGCGGGCTTCGGTTTGGAGGACGAGCGGCAGGACATCATCACGGCACTTCGGACGGACGAGGAGGTCGTGATCTACTGATGAAGATCGACATCGGCGGGGGGTTGGCGCTCAACGAAGGCTTCACGAATCTCGACCCTATTCACGGCCAGGGCGTCATGAAACGGCGTATCCAGGAGGGCATCCCGTGTGGGCACGACACCGTTGAGGCGGCCCGCTGCTCGCACCTCATGGAGCACGTGCCGGCCGGCCAGGAGCGGATCGACGCATTCAACGAGGTCTGGCGGGTCCTGGAGCCCGGCGGGACGTTCGAGATCATCGTGCCGCTGTTCCCCTGCTGGGCGGCGGTCGCGGACCCGACCCACGTCAGCTTCTGGGTCGAGCAGTCCTTCTGGTACTTCACGGGCCGCATGGTCGCGAACGCAGAGTACGGCATCCGCCTATGGGAGATGGTCTCCTGGGAGACGGGCGAGGCCGAGTGGGGACCGTGGGGCCGCGCCGTGCTGAGGAAGCCGCGATGCGCGTGATCTACCCCTACGTCACGTCGTTCCCGGAGGCCGTGGCCGCGCTCCCGGTCGGCGCTGAGCGCATCCAGATCAAGGCCGCCGACACCGAGGCGTACTGGCGCCTCCTGCGTGAGGCATGGCGATCCGGCGACGACTTCATGGTCGTAGAGCAGGACATGGTCCTGCCCACCGGCGCGGTCTGGAGCTTCGAGCGGTGTCCGCGCGAGTGGTGCGGCCTCCCCTACTTCATGCACGAGACCTGGGGCTGCTGGCACGGCACGGTCCGCTACCGGGGCAGCTTCACCCGCCGCCTGCCGGACCTGCCAGACGAGATCAAGGCGCGCCATTGGGAGTCGCTGGACTCGGCGTGGATCAATCACCTTCGTCTCGCCGGCTACAACGAAGCTCACTGGCACTGGCCGCCCGCCCGGCACTTGAGCACTCGTTCGCCGGAGCGGCCCAGCCACATGAAGTGCCCGGCCTGCGGGACCGATATCCGGCCCGCGATCGGCCAGGAGATCGCCGCGCTGACGGACGGCGGCCCGTTCGCTCTCTACCGCGCGACCTTGCGCCTGACCATGACGGCGGACGTTCTATGACCGTCAAGGTCGTGGGTCTTGCGATGTGTCGGAATGAGGCGGACACCGCTCGGCCGTTTGCCCTTCACATGCTGGCTGAATGCGACGCCGTCATCGTGGCCGATAACAACTCGACCGACGGGACACGGAAGATCTTGGAGTCCATAGGCGACCCGCGTCTGTTCATCGTGGACGAGCCACGCTTCGCCTACCTCCAGCAAGAAACGATGATGCGTCTCGTCTCGCTCGCAATCGAGATGGGCGCGGAGTGGGTCGTCCCGGCGGACTTTGACGAGTGGTGGTTCTGCCCGACTGGCCAGCGCATCGCCGATGTCCTTCCCGCCTACACCGGCCGCTCCGTGCCGGTCGGCTCGTGGGAGATGGTGCCCCAGCCGACCGACGATTCGAACGAGCCTGACCCCTTCCGGCGCATCGTCTGGCGGCGTCGCTACTCGAACCAGCGGAAGGTCGTCTGGCGCCCCGGCCCGTGGAACGTCCCCACGGTTGGGAACCATGCCCTCGAAGGCGAGCCCCTGTCTACCGAGGTGGTCGGCGCGGCCAGCTTCATCGGGCAGCCGATCGTCCTGCGCCACTACCCGTACCGGACCTTCGAGCAGACGCGCGCCAAGGTGCGCCACGGCCGGACCGCGCTGGAAGCCACGTCATACCCCGCGGGCACCGGTTTCCACTGGCGCGAGCTTGGGGCGATGGACGACGAGGCACTGCGCATCTGGTGGGCCGACTGGACCGCGCCGAAGGATCTGGTGAAGGCATGAGCAGCTTTGTCGTCTGCACCCCATCCCGTGGGCTAATCCATTCGCGCACCGTCGACGCGGTGATGGCGAACGTGGCCAATGCGCAGGCACGCGGGCACGACTTCCGCGGTTGGGTGTTCAGCCACGACTTGCCGATTCCGGACTGCGACGAAGCCATCGTTGAGAAGGGGCTCGCCACGGGGGCAGAGGTTCTGCTTCTGATCGAGGAAGACGTGATCCCGCCTCCAGATGCCCTGGAGCGGAGCCTGGCCTTGCTGGACGAGGGCTGGGACGTCGCGGCGGTCGACTACCCCGTCGGTGGAAGTGGCTGGGGCTGTCTCGTAAGGGATCCGAAGGGCGATATCGAATGGTGCGGCCTCGGCTGCACCCTCATTCGCCGCGAGGTGTTTGAGAAGCTCGCCCGCCCGTGGTTCTCCACCGACTGGCAGTACGTCGACTTCCACACCGGAAGGGGCTGGGAGAGGCATCCGAGTCCTGCGGACAACGCCCGCCGGTGGGGGGGGCAGGACATCTACTTCTGCATGAACGTCCGTGCCGCTGGCTTTCGCATCGGCCAAGTGCCGGACATGGTCGCCGGGCAGGCCTTCGTGGAGCAGCTGGGCCTCCCCGGGACGAACGTAGGCATGCACCGGATCAGCGTCCGCCGACAGATCAAAGAGCAGTACCCCGGTCCGGTGTCGCCATGAGCATCGCCCAGGGCCTTCGGCAGTTGCTTGTCATCGAGCGGGCCTACGACCGCATGATCGCGGGCACGCCGCCGGTCGAGCAACTGACCGACTACGGGCACCCGATCCGGGACTGGGTCGCGCTGGATGATCCGGAGCCGATCGACCCCGCCAACCCGACGTGGCAGATGGGCTCCATCCAAGCGCTCAAGGCAACCGAGGTCCCGCTGTTCAGCCAGGGCGGCGCTCAGGACATCTGGGCGCGGATCTTCTTGCTGCCCGACGTCGACGTGATCACGGCGGATCGCATCCACCTCAACACCGACACGGCCGGCCCGTATTGGGAAGTCAGCGGCGTCGTGGATCCCGCCGGCCGTGGCCACCATCTCCAGCTCGACGCCAAACTAGTGAAGTGACCTGACGATGCCAGTCTCCGCAGCTCCTTCCGCCAAGGTGCTCGCCAACCGCGCCGCCGCGATCGTCATGAACCAGGCCGCCCTGGACGCGGCCGGGCTCGGCATTGCGGATGGCCTGTTCGCCCTCGGCACGCAGATCATCGCCGACGCTTCCAGCCGTGCGCCCAAAGATGCCGCCGAGGCAGCTAAGCGCGGCGTCCCGATGATGGCGGACACCGGGCACTGCGCCGTGTGGGCGATGGGCAAGCTGGTCGCGGGCGACTCGAGTCTGGCCGCCTCGTCGCAGAAGCCCCGCGGCCTCAAGGTGCCAGCCGACCAGATGGTGCTCGTAATGTGGTTCAGCTCGCCGCTGGCCCACTTCGCGGAGCATGGCACGGTCAAGGAGGCCCCCCGGCCATTCTTCCTCCCGGCTGTCAATGCGGGTGTGCCGGGCACCGGTAAGTACGTGCTCCCCGCGATGGCTGCTCGCATCGCAGGCGGGGCAGCCCGGGCGATGGTGACGGCCTCCGGCGGCTCCGCCAAGGCAGGCAACGTCGCCGCCGCCAAAGCTCGCAAGGCCGCATGGAACCAGGCGCTCAAATGATCTCTTCACCCCTGACCAGCGCGATCGCGGAACTCAATGCGGACGCGGGGATCATCGCGCTCCGCGCTCCGGTCCGCGCCTTCGAGCCCGCTCCGGGCGACGCCAAGGGGCCGAGCGAATATCAAAGGTTCATCGTCGTCAACTGGCTCGATGGCATGCCACGTCGCCGCCTCCCGATTCGGATGGTGGTTCTCGGCGTGCGCTCTTATGGGAAGACCCCGGCAGACGCCGAGGCGATGGGCATGGCGGTCGAAGCCGTCTTCCACGACAGGGGGGGGCGTCAGGCGGCGTCGGGCCTGGGTACGTGGCACTCGTATGTGTCGGCGTCCAGTCCCGAGACCGACCCAGACACCCGACAGCCCCTCTGGCACAGCACCATCGAGTACCCGGTCACGAGGACCGAAACCGTAACCTAGCGCGCTAGCGCAACCGATCCGCCCTGAATGCGAGTGGGGGCGGGGAGGGAAGCCCCTCTCGCGGGGAGTCGCAAATGCCAATGACGATCACGGCCGAGGACGTCTTCTTCGGACCGCCAGACAGTCTCCAGTACAACAGCATCGAGCTGGGCGCGTCCGAGGACCCGGCCAAGCTCGTCATCACCGTGACCCGTTACGAGCCCGAGTTTCAGGGGGCCGTCGGCCCGCTCAAGGGCTTGACCAGGATCACCAAGATCAAGGCCGAGCTGACCACCAAGCTCAACGAGCTGGCGCTCTCGAAGCTCCAGGCGGCCCTTCAGAACACGTCCATCGCCAGCGTGGCCGGCACGCCTGGCATGACCAAGCTCACCCAGAGCATCGGCGTTGTCCTGACCGCCGATCATCACGACGTCGTGATGAAGGCCACTGGGCCGGACGGCCAGCCCGTGGTGGTCACCCTGACCGACGCGCTCCAGACGGGCAACATCACCTGCGAGTTCGGCGTCTCCTCGACCGCCGGCACGCCTGTGACATTCACGGCCTATGGCGATCCCGCCGTCCCGACCCTGGCTCCGTTCAGCATTGAGCGCTTGACGGTATGAGCGCGGATGAGGAGGAGGTCGTTCGCGGTCTCCTCCCGTTCACCATCAACGGCGAAGAGCGCCTCGTGCCGGAGCTCAAGTGGCGGGCCAACCGGGAGTGGCAGGAGCGGCTCGAGGCCGGGATCATCGCCCTGGCCAATACCCGCACCGATACCCCCGAAGGCGTGCGTGCCATGTCCGACACCGAGCGCGAGCTCGTGCTGGCCTACGACGCCGGAAGCTGCCCGGACTACAAGCCGGGCGTCGTGCCGCGCTGCCACCCCGGCCATGCCCTCGGCGACCTCGAAGACGCCACCGAGCGCGACATCGACGTGATCTACGACAAGCTCCTAGAAGTGGCCTACCCAAAAGCGGCCAGCCAGACGGCCCTCGTTCTGACGATCATCCGCCGCGCCGTGGAGTCAGCCTCGCAGAACTCCTCGAGTGGGCCCTTGCCGTCTGGCATATCCGCCCTGACGACCTCGAGCAAGCCTTCACCTACCGCCAGGTCCTCCTCTACCACCAGGCGGCGCAAACGCGCGTAGCCAAAGAACAGCGAGACCGAATGGCAGAGACCTACGCGGCGACATACGACGCGAACGTGCGGGCACCCGTGCCTGTGTACGAGGTGACCGTGGCTCGCCATGACCTCGAACCGCCCTGGTATCTGCCGCCTGCCCCGCCGCCTAGCAAGGCCCGGGGACGCGCCCAGATGCAACGCCTCGCTCGGCTCGTGCCGGGCAGCGTGAAGGGCTACGACGCATGAGCGCGATCGCAGACATCTTTGCCTCCGTCCGGCTCCAACTCGACACGGGCCAGTTCCAGACTGACGCCGTAAGCGCCGCGAACTCGGCTGGCAAGTCGGCCGGCCAGACGATGGGCGAACAGCTCGGCTCCAAGCTGCGGAGCGCGATGGGCTCCGCCATCGGCGCGGGTGCCGGCGCACTGTTCGGGATCGCCATCCAGCAGGGCGCGGCACTCGACGCTGCCACTCAGAAGCTTGCGGCCGACACCGGCCTGACCGGCCAGGCGCTCGCCCAGCAGAGCAGTGCCATCGATTCGATGTATCGGGGCAACCTCCAGTCGATGGACTCGGTTGAGGCCTCGCTGGCAGAGGTCATCAGCGGCTTCAACCTGTCCGGTCAGGCGGCCGACGACCTCACTCAGAAGATGCTCACCTACGAGACTGCGACCGGCCAGGACGCTCAGGCGGTCACCGCCTTGAAGATGATCACGGACGCGTGGAACCTCTCGGCCAGCGACGAGGGGACGATCATGGACCAGCTCGTCGCGAGCCACCAGAAGTACGGGACGAGCGTCGCCGACGACCAGACGTCCCTTCAGAAGATGGCACCCGCGCTGACCGCGATGGGCATGCAGTTCTCCGATGGCGTCGACCTGCTCAACATGTTCGCCGCCGCAGGCATCGATGCGAGCAAGGCCCCCACGGCGTTGAACACGGCCATCAAGCAACTCAAGCCCGGCCAGACACTCAACGACCTCATCACCCAGATCAGCTCGATCCAGGACCCGCTCGAGCGTGCCAAGGTAGCCGCAAAGGACTTCGGCACCCGCGCCGGCGCGCAACTGGCCGACGCTCTCAAGCCCGGGATCACCAGCCTCGACCAGTTCCAAACCTCGACTGTCGACACGCAGGATGCGACGCAGAAGGCGGCGGATGCGATCAGGAGCGATTGGGGCAACCAGTTCACGCTGCTCATGCACAACATCGGCGGCGCCCTAGCGTCCGTCAGCCAGAGCTTCGGTCCGCTCCTGATAATCGGCGCCCAGATGACCCCGAAGATCGCGGCCGGGTTCGGAGGCCTTGCCGGGGCAATCATCCCGAAGATCGCAGAGCAGCTCGGCCTGACGCTTCCCACCTGGCTTGGCGGCGGAGCCGCCGCCGGCGGTGCCACGGTGACGGGCGAGGCCGGGGCGGTCGCGGCCGGTGGCCCCGCTGTCGCGGCGGCCGTCGTGGCGCAATCTCCAGAGATCGATGCCGCCGCAGGCGCGTCCGGCCTCGAGGCGGGCGGGGCGATGGCCACGGCAGAGGCCGGAGCGGTCACAGCCGGCGGGGCAGAGGTAGCCGTGGCGGCAGGAGGCGTCGGCACCCTGGCTGGCGGAGCGCTGGCCGTGGCCCTGCCCCTCGCTCTCATGGTCGGCCTGGCCGCAGCGGCACCCACGATCCAGGACTGGCTCAACAAGAACCTGAACCTCAACTCGATGCTCTTCGGATCCGGCGGCGGCCCGCTCGCCGGGATTGGCGATTGGGCGAACAATCTCCCCTGGCCGCTCGGACCGAAGAACACGCCGACCATCGACCTCGGCCCCTTCAAGAACATCCTCGGCGGTACCCCTGCCCCCACCGTGCCGGACTACGGAGCCACCTTCTCCGGCTCCGCCACCGCCCTCGCCGGACAGCAGCCCGCCATAACCGCTGCCGCGACGGAGGCCTACTCCGGCATCGCCCCGGCGGCTACCGACGCCGCTGCTGGTGCCACCGATGCGCTGGCCCAAGGCACCGACGCGCAGGTGGGCCTGATCAAGACCGCCCGGACTGCCCTGTCCGGGGCGTGGACCGAGGCCATGAACAACGTGGTCGCGGCCCAGACCATCGGCTATCGCGAGCAGGATGCCAAGGCGGCTCTGGACGCGACGCAGAAGCAGGTCAACAACAAAGCGACCTATGCCAAGCTCACCGCTACCCAGAAAGACGCGCTGCAGACCCAACTCATCACCCAGAAGGCGGCGTACCTCACGCTGCTCGAGGAGGACACGCAGTACGGCACCGACGCGCAGAAGGCCACCAAGATGCAGGCCCTGCTCCAGAGCCAGGCGCTCAAGGACGGGCTGGCGTCGATGGACCCCGACACGGTGACGATGTGGCAGGCGGTCCAGAGCGATACGGAGCAAGCCCTGGCCACGCTGAACGGCACGGTATCGACGGGCGGGACGGCCGCTGGCACGGCATATTCCGCGGGCTTCCTGGCTGGCATCGCTAACGGGAAGTGGGCGACGGCCCTGCTCAACAGCCCGAGCCTGGTGACGCCGCCCCCGGGGTCCGTCGCAAGCTGGTCCACGCCGGGCGGGACTGTCAGTTCGACGAGCAGCGCCAAGGTGCCCGTGACCCCCGGGCCGAAGCCCCGGGCCGCAGTCAAAGCCTTCGCCTCCGGCACGGTGTACGTGGACAGCGATCAGCTCGCCTTCATCCACAAGGGCGAGGCGGTCATCCCAGCGAGTCAGAACACGGGCGGCTTCGGCGGCGTGACGATCGGCACGATCCAACTCACGCTCGAGGGTAACCCGGACCGGGCGGCGGCCAAGAGGTTTGCCGTCATGGTCCACGACGAGATCGCGGCCGAGATGCAGAAACAGAACTCCCGGTTCAGCTCGTACAGCGGGATACGGCCATGACAGCATCGACCTCCGGCTTCGCCCTCGGCTCGATCAGCCCGATCTGGGTCGAGGACGGCAAGTACAGCGGCTTTGAGCACCCGCCATTCATCACCCTCGTCGGGATTATCGGCACCATCGCGGGCACGCCCTCTACCGAGAACGAGGTCATTCAGAGCGGCTCCCTGCCGCGCCGGCAGGCGACGGTGACCTTCCCATGGGTCACTGACGCCGATTGGGCCACGATGAGCGGCTACCACGAGACTGTCACGCCGGTCACCTGGGTCGCGCCGGAGGAGACGCTCACCGTGATCGTGGAGGAACTCAAGCCGAACCAGATCGCGCCTGGTCTCTGGACGGTGGACGCGACGCTGGTCGAGGACTGACGTGCAAACCATCTCCAGCGACCTGGAAGAGATCCTGGTCTCCAAGTTCCAGGCCGGCGCTCACGGCTTCCGGGCGCTGGTGGAGCTGGAGAACCCTGCCGACGTGACCTCGGACTACGTGCCCGAGGGAAACAACCCGACCTCGCAGGACCTCCTCGGCGGCTGCTTCCATGGCGCGCAGTACTATCCGTCTACCCACCAGCCGAGCAGGACGGACGGGCTGCCGAACGGCAACTCTCCGCTCCGTCCCTACACGGCGTCATCCTCGTTCAGCGGTCCCTGGGTTCCTGGTTACTTCTCTGACACGCTCACGAATGCCAACGGGGACGCCTGTTGGCCGGGCAACTGCCGCTTTGGCATGAACGACTCCGTGACGCTAGACGGCGGCGCGTCGTGGGAAGGCCGCTTCTCCTGGGACCTCGGAGCCGGGACCGTCGTGACCTACTGGATGGTCAAGGGGATCATTCAGGAGAACAACCCTGGATGCTGGGCGCACTGGTTGGTCGAACATTCCGACGATGGGACGACCTGGACGACGGACTCCACCATCGACCCCGGGGCCGAGGCCGAGGGACCACTTCAAGGATCGGTGGCTGCCGGGCCGCATCGCTACTGGTCGATCCACATTACGGCGGGGCAGACCGGGACCGGCAGCATGTTCACGACCTGTTACGCCATGCTGCTCTGGGGCGGAAAGGTAGGGACCGCGCCGATCCCCGTGAAACGCATCTCCATCGACAAGAGCCTCCAGACCGACTCGGATGGTCTCGAGGTTGTGTGCGAGCTGGCACCGATGGACGAGGCCGACTGGTCGGCCTGGCTTCCGCTCTGCGTCTGCGACCGTAAGATCTGGGTTCACCAGTGGTACGGGGACGCCGCCAACAAGATCCAGACGTTCTACGGCTTCCTCGACAAGCCGGACGAGACACGGGACTCGAAGGTCCGCGAGATCACCCTGACGGCGCGGGACTGGATGAAAAACGCCCTGGTTCAGAGTGCCATCGTTTCCTATCCCCAGGCGGTAGGAGCGACCGGGGCTGTGCGCACCACGGCGAACTACGTCTACCTCAACATGCAGGTCTCCGACATCGTGCTCGACCTGCTGACGCACCTTCAGTTCCCATCCCACCACGTCACGACGACGGACTACCTCGTGGCCGACTTCGAGGTGACGGACGGAACCAGCTTCGCGGCGGCGTTCAGCCAGCTTGCCACGATGGTCGGCTTCCAGAGCTTCGCAGACGAGCAGGGCTGCTACCACTTCGATCCCATCGCCCTCGGCTCCGCGGCCTACACGTTCCACGCCGGAGTCGACATGCTCTCGCTGGAACGGTCGAGCGACGAGTATGAGCTGGCTACTCGCGTCAAGGTTGTCGGCAAGGACTCGACCGGGGCGGACGTGGTAGCCGTTGCCATCGCTGGGGTCGGGCTCGTCTCTCTGCCGGAGCCGCAAGGTGTGACCGGCCCGATGGAGACCTCCCTGAACAACGCGATCCGGCGGGTCATCGTCAACGAGACCGCTATCGCCACTGCGGCTGAGGCGGGGGTCACGGCCCTGGCTCAACTGGCGAAGCAAGACAGCTTCCGGCGCATCTTCGACTTCGGCATCGTGGGCCACCCGGCGCTCCAGAAGGGTGACACGGTGGAGGTTGTGGACCCGGTCATGGGCGAGGACTCCCTCTGGCTCGTGGACACCTATCGGACCGAGATGACCGTGGTCCCCGGCGGCGCTGGCACCTACGTCGGCGCGGTCGGCGGAACGAAGGTGGACTGACAATGAGCGTCCGGCTGCACGTCTCCAAGGAAGTCCGCAAGGCATCCCTCGCCGGTGTCCCCGGTACGGCTGCAGGCGGCGGCGGCGGCGGTGCGGGAGGCCCCGGGGGTGTCAGCGGCGGCGGCGGCGGTAGCGGTGGTCCTCCCGGAGCGCCTGGTGCGCCTGGAGCCCCCGGATCGCCCGGTGCGCCTGGAGCGCCCGGCGTGGGAGTGCCCACGGGCGGCTCGCTCGGCGAGGTGCTGACGAAGTTCTCCGGCGCTGACTACGACACGGGCTGGCTCTGGCCGAGCGGCGACGGGGGCGGCATGGCGAACCCCATGACCACCGTGGGAGATCTGGTCACCGCCTCGGCTGTCATCGCTGGTACGCCGCCGGTCGGAGTACCGGATCGGATCGGAGCGGGAGCGGCAGGCACCGTCCTAACCTCCAACGGCGCGGCCACGGAGCCGACATGGCACGTCGCCGGCGTCAACATCCTTCGCATCTTCGCCCTGGGAGGCTGACATGCTATTCCTCGCCGCCGCCGACACCCTCGCAGGCGTGGCCTCTGCCGCAAGCAAGCTGACCTGCACGATCTCCGGGGACGAGATCAACACCGCTACCGGGGCCGACGCGGGCAAGGTGCTGTACCAGGGCCAACTCGCGTCCTCTGCCGCCACGATCTACACCGTTCCGGCTACCACCGTCACCGTCGTCAAGACGATCACGGTGGTCAACACCGATAGCGTCTCGCGGACGTTCCAACTGTTCCGGGGTGGCACAGCAGCGGCCAACGCGATCACCGGGACGATCACACTGCCAGCCGACTACTCGGCTCTCTGGGATGACAACGGCTGGCACGTCTACAGCGACCAGGGCCAGCAGTTGGGCGTCGGGGCAACCGGGGCAGCCGGTGCGACAGGGAGCGATGCCGCCAACGGCCAGCCGATGGGCCTCACCGGAGCCGTGGCGGCCACGCGCTACGTCGGCGGCACGGCCTCCGGCGCTCCTGCCACTGGCACCTTCGCCGTGGGTGACTTCGTGGTCACGCAGGACGGCAGCATCTACATCTGCACGTCGGCAGGCTCGCCGGGAACGTGGGCGGCTGTGTCTGGCGGCGGTGCATCGGGTGGGACGCCTGCCCTGACGCTAGGGACCGCGAATAGCGCCGGGTCTTCGGGCACCTTCCTCCGGGATGACGACACGATCCTGGTCTTCGATGCGACCGTGCCCGTGACGCAAGCCTACAGCGACGCGGCCGCCGCAGGCTCGGCCACCGTGGCCGCTCGGCGCGACCACAAGCACGGTATGCCGGCGGCCGGCAGCGGGCTCGCCGACGAAGGCGTGTTCACCTACCTCGACGGCACGGTGGCCGCTGCTCCGGGGACGCCCGGCTCGGGCAAGCTGCGCGTCTATGCCAAGACCGGCAAGATCCTCGCCGTCAAGGACGATACGGGCGCAGAGACAACCTTCGGCTCGGGCGTGAGCCTGGGTTCCGATACGCCGCTTGTAGAGTCCGGTTCCGGCTCGGTCGGAACGGCGGCGACCGCGAGCCACGAAGACCATGTTCACCCAGCGGGTGGCGGCGGGAGCGTCCCGGCTGTCCAGAGTGCCGAAGGGCTCATCACCGCCTATAACCTTTTCCGTTAGGAGACGACTAGGAGACGACCATGTCAGCAGGAACTTCCCCGATCTTCGAGGCTGCGATCTGCGTCGATGCAGTCCAGTTCACGATCACCGACACGACCGTCGCTAAGTCGCTCGGCTCCATCGGATCAAACGGCACGCGCTTCGACTCGATCATGTGCAGCACCAACGACACGGCGGCGGTGAACCTGGCGTTCTACCTGAACGACGGCTCGACCAATCACTACATCGGCGTGGTGGCCGTTCCGGCGGGATCGGGATATACGACCGTGCCGAGAGTCGAGGCCATGTCCACGCTCTCGCCGAAACTAGGGTACCTCGTGGTCCCCTCCGGCTGGACGCTACAGGCCGGGTGTGTCGCCGCGATGACCGCCGGAAAGACGACCGATATGGTGGCGAGTGGAGGCGATTACTGATGGCCTGCATCTTCATGGACGGTTTCGATTACTACCAGTCTATGACCGATCTTCTAAGGCGATGGACGCAAGTCTATAACAGTGGAGAAAACGGGTCGATCAGTTCTTCCTCTTCGAGGGGGGATGGGCAGGGACTATTGTCCTATAACTTCAACGGTGTTCCCGGGTGGATCAGCAAGTCATTCGGCGCCAACTATGTCTCTGGGTGCGTCGGCTTTGCTGTAAACTTGCCTGCGGCCGCCCGCCAGTCTGGGGTGCTCTTTATTCTGGACGGGACAAGCGAACAGATTAGTGTCAGGACAAACGACTCCGGCGTCCTGACTGTTTCGCGAGAAGACACTCTGCTGGCAACCGGAACGACTGTTCTGACTTCCAACACGTGGTATTACGTCGAACTCAAGTTCACAATCAACGGCTCGACCGGCGTGGTCGAGCTTCACCTGAACGGCGCGACAGAGATCGCCTCGACCGGCTCGCTCAACACGAAGGCAACCGCCAACGTGCAGTGGAACGGCTTTGGCATAGCCGGGTCGAACAATTCGGCGAAGTATGATGACATTTACGCCCTCGACACGTCTACCGGCACCAACACGACGTTCCTTGGCGACGTGCGTGTTATCCCGGTCTACCCAGCAGCCGCTGGGTTCTACGGAGACTGGACGCCGAACGGCGGTACGAACGTCGGTTGTGTGGATGACATGTTCGAGGACGGCGACTCCACATTCAACATGTCGGCCACGGCCAACAACATCGACAGCTACGAGATGCAGGACCTCCCCGTAGCGTCCGGGTCCACGGTCTACGCCGTCCAGCCGATCATCGTGGGGCGCAAGGACGCAGGCGCAGCGCGGACCATCGCCCCGCTACTCCGCATCGGCGGAGCGGACTACGTTGGGACGACCCAATCACTCGGCACGAGCTACGCCTTCCTGACGCAGATTTACGACACGGAGCCGGTAGGTGGAACGCCAGCCTGGTCCGTGACGGACGTCAACGCCATGGAAGGCGGATACAAGCTGATCTCCTGATGGCAAAGGCGCGAGTCAGCCAGTTCGTCGTCGAGGTCATAGCGCCGACCCCGGCCCGTAATCCCGCGACTCCGACCGGGGCGGGCGTGACTCAGTTTGTCGTGGAGGCGCTGTTGCAGAACCCGACCGGAAAGGCGCGGGTGACGCAGTATCTCTTGCAGTGCATCGTGCAGGACAACCCCGGCATCCCGCAGACGAACCCCACGCCGATCGTCGTCAGGATCGAGCCGGTCTACGGGCTAGCCAGTCACGGGTGATATTCCCGCGGGGCGCTGAGCCGGCCCATGCCAGGAGCGGCACGGCGAGCAGCGGCAGGTCTCCGAGGGGCTTGACAACGCCGTATAACGTGCTAGGCTGCCGCGCATGGCAACCACGCAAGCTTCTACCCCATGGCGCTCCTGGCGCGAGACCCTGAGCCTCTCTCTCCGAGAGGTCTCCCGGCGCACAGGCATCAACCCGGGGCGGCTGTCGATTATTGAACGCGGCGTGCCGCCCACAGAGGCGGAGGCCAACAAGCTGCGTGCTGTCCTGATCGGCGCCACGCCGAGCCCGGAGGCCACGGCGTGACTCCCTACGACCTTCGCCTCGCCGTCACCCTCGTCGGCATGCTGGTCTTCGCCCTGGCGATCGCCGCTTTTGCCGCAGCGCAGCTAGCCCCGCTGGTGCGGCCATGACTACGGAGCCGAAGATGAGCGGCTCCACGCGGCCGGAGGCGGGCCGAGCATCCTCGTCTCCGGCCGTCCTCACCCTGATCGACGCGCGCGAGGCGGCCCACCTGGCCCGCCAGCTCGCCACCTGCCCGTACTGCGGCCGCCCCTTCGCCGACGCGACGCACCTGACGACGCGGTACTGCGAGCGGCCGGCATGACCCGCTGGCAGGCGCACGAACGCCGTACGCCGCCGTGGTGGCGCGTCTTAGTCGTGAGCGCCGCCGAGTGCGCCGTCTTCCTCGCGTTCCTCGCGGCGGGCGTGGCGTTGGTGTACCTCCTGGTGCCGGCGCCATGAACGACCTGACCGCCCTCGACGAGGCCGCCCGCAAGGCCGTGCTCCTGCAGATCGCCCGGCAGGTCGTCCACTTCCGTGCCTGCGAGGACGCCTGTCGGCGGGCTGGCATGCAGGAGCGGGCGGCGGGCTTCCGCTGGCTCCTGAACTTGCTGCGTCAGGCCCATTCCAACGAGATGTTCGACCCGGAGATCACGCGATGACCGCCCACGAGCCACGGACCGCCAGCGTGGGCCACGCAGGGCCGCTCTGCCGCCATGGGCGGGCTGGTGCGCCATGCGGCATCCCGCTGGTCGCCTCCGGGCGCTTCCCGGGCTACCTCCAGCACGCCATCCCGCCTCGCTCACCCCACTATCCCTCGCCACTCCGAACCTCGTCCGCACTGAGCCGATCGCGCCCCCCCCCGGTCGGCTCAGTAGGGCCGAGCGCTTCGGCGATGTTGCCGCCCGGCCCTAGCTAGCCAGCGGCCGGGGGGCGTCTCCGGGTGTTACGCCCCCCGGCCTCAATCGAAAGGCCCGTCACCTCATGACCATCGCCGCTGCCCGACCGATGACCGCAAAGGCCATCCTCGCCAAGCCTCTGCCCCTCGTCGGCCGTACTGAGCTCGAACTCGCAGGGGGAAAGCTGGCAGAGGCTGAGCAACTGACCGCCGAGCGCGCGGCTGTTGCCATCCTCGATCGGATGCAACCGAACAAGCAGGCGACGACCGAACTCATCCGCGTCGGCCTGGCGTCGGGCATTCAGGCGATTCTCGACGAACTTCGGCATGAGCAAGCCGCGGCCGATCCCGACCGCGAGCGGTCCGCCCGCCAGGCGGCCGTCGCACCGTCGCGAGTGCTCGGCGATCCCCTCACGCTGACTCTGGTCGGCGCCGACGGCATTCGCCGCTCGCTGCTGCATTTCACTCTCGCCGACTGGCAGTTCATCGCCGCCGACCGCGGCTCTCGTGCGGCCACCGCCCTCAAGCAGAAGAATGTCGCCGAGCGGGCGATCGAGCTCCTGGTGCGCGACGGCAAGGCGACCGTGGCCGAACTCGCAGCACCGGCCCGCGACAGTCTCAAGGTGATTGCGAAGGCGGCCTGGTCATGACCGAACGACTGCCTGAGATCGACAACAACGCTGGTCATGGCCGAGCCGAGGTAGACGAGCAGGCCGAAGTCCCTGGTGAGATCGATGCACTTCTTGGCCTGCTCGTCCACTTTCCTCCCGCAACAGATGGAGCCCGGACCGAGCTTCGAACTGAGAGCGATCCCGACCATGGTCCGGGCACCAACGGAGACGGGCAGGCCGACGTAGTCCGTGAGATCGACGTCGCCCAAGGCCTGCCCATCTCCACCCCACCAAACGGAGGCGGGCAGGCCGAGGAAGACTATGTGGGCGATTCAACCAGTGGCTTGCCTGCCTCCTTCCCAGAAGACGAGGAGGAAGCCGTAGACGAAACTGAGATCGACGCACGGTCTGGCTCCCTCCTCGCCTCTCTTTCCTGGTCCTGGCGCGACATTCAGCAGGCCCGTCTCGCCGCCGAGCAGCGCGGCCTGACGACGCTCTCTGAGTCGCTCCTGAAAGTCGGGACCAGCCTCGCCGAGCAGGTGAAGCGCGAACTGCGCCGCCAGCCGATCTGGCCCTGGCTCTCGCAGTTCCCCGGCCTCGGCGGCGTTCACGTGGCCCGCCTGGTGGCTCTCATCGGCGATCCGCACCGTTTCCCCGGCCAGCCCTGCACCGAGGGCCACATCGCGCCGGCGCGCTTCGCCGTCGGCGATCCCTGCCCCCGACGGTCCAAGCCCGACGCCGATGGCGCGGTGGCCGCTTGCGCTGGCACGATGCTCGAACCGCGGCGCGGGACAGGCACGCGCTCGCTCTGGCACTACCTCGGCCTGCACGTCGTCAACGGCAAGAGTCCGCGCAAGGCCAAGCTCCAGAAAGCCGATTGGAACCCCATCGGCCGGACCATCTGCCTGCAGCCCGGGGGCATCGCCGAACAGATCGTGCGCCATCGGGTGCCCGTCTACCGAGAGATCTATGACGCGGCCAAAGAGCGGCTACAGCGGGAGCGCGGAGCCGTTGCTGCCATTGAGGCCGCCGCCTGGGATGGTTCAGCGCTTCCGGAGGGGCCGGATGCCGAGTTGCGCCGTGGGATCGGGAAAGCGCCTGGCCTCCGGCCCATCGCAATCGAGACGCAGGGAGCCGAGCCCGACCGTGAGATCGAGGCCCCCCCTGGCTCCCTGCGTCCCATCCAGATCGAAGGCATCGCCCGCAAGGTCGCCGTCAAGGCGTTCGTGGGCGATCTTCTTACGGCGTGGAAGGCGCTCGGATGAGATCCCGCCACATGAGATCAAAGCACCAGATCCGCCGCGGACGCGGGTTCGCCATCCGGCAGCGCGTCAACCGCGAGGCCGATCGCCGCGAGCAGAAGGTGCTCGACAGGATCGCTGCAGAGGCGCTGGCGAGCAGCCCGAACCGCTGGATGCGGGCGCTCGGGGAGATGGCAAGGAGACAGGCATGAACAAGATCAAGACCACCGAGGGGATAGCGCCTGGTCGACAGCATCCGGCCAGCCGTCGAGGGGATCGAGGAGTCGGTCCGCGCGGATATCGAGGACGCGGTGCGAGCGCTCGACCGCTACGACGCGGAACTGACCGAGACCGGCACCGACGTCCAGATGAGAAACGACCGCGATGGCGACTATCTCGACCGCGAGCAGGTGCTTGAGGCTCTTCGGGAATGGAACCGCTGATGACTGACGCCGACTTCCTGAACCTCATGAGCCTGTTGCGCCGAATCGAGGGCTCGCTGGCTGAGATCGCAGAGAGCACGAGGTCGCGAGAGATTCGCTGGGTGCCTCCTGCGGTTGAGTTCCGGTGCAACTGCCCCCCCGTGGGCACCTCCGGCAGTTGTCCCTTCCATGACGTCTGGGGCGGGTTCACGACGCCTTCACTGCCCGCCGCGCCGCCGACGGGTTCGGCTCTCTCGTGCGCCAAGTGTCTAGGCGCGGATATCCATACAACCTGGCACGCGGGCCTGTTCGAGAGTGGCAGTGGGCAGCCTCAATGCTCATGGGGCGATCAGATCGCCGAGGGCCAGACAGGCGAGCATCTTCACCGCTATTGCCGAACCTGCCGCTATCAGTGGCGCGATCCAGTGGCGGGCGGCTGATGGGTCTTGCCCGCCTCCGCCGTCTCGCCGGCGACGACCGCCGAGGGCTTCCTCGCCCGCCCGTCGCCCGTCCCGAGCCCGAGCCGCTGAAGTGTTCGATCTGCGAGAGCCCGATGGCCGGCCGCGGAGCCTCTGGGACCTGCGCCCGCTGCACCGAGAAGGTACTTCGCGCCGCCAGGACCGGCTGGCCGAACAGGCGCCTCATCAATCAGCCGTCACGACACGCGCGCCGAGCGAAGGTGCGCGGCCAGAAAGGACAGTCCCAATGACCGAGGAGAAGGGCCTCGCCACAGCGGCGCTGGCTGGCGCATTGGTCGCCAAGCCTGCCAGCAAGTTCAGCCTCGATGGCTTCCCCGAGGACAAATTCAACCGCCTGGTGCCCACGCAGACGATCATGACGACCGATCTGCTGGTGCCCGTCGTCCATGTGGTGACCCTCGATTGGGAGGACGACACCTACAAGAGCAACGATGTCCCGGATGGCCATCGCGCCCCCGGAGCTCGGGCGCTCAACAAGTTCGCGAGCGTCGCCGGCCTCAGCTTCTTCGATGAGCGCCGCGTCGACGACGGCACCAACCCGGACCTCATCCGGGTCACCGTCGGCGTGGCCATGATCCTGCCGACCGGCCAGCGCATCACCGCGACCGGGACCAAGGAGGTCGATCTCAATCGCCGTGCGTGGGCCAGCGACAAGGAGCGCGCGAAGTTCCGCGGCTTCTTCTACGAGCATGTGGCCACCCGGGCCCGCTGCCGCGCCATCCGCGCGATCCTCTCACTCAAGTCGAGCTATACGAACGAGGAGATCCGCAGGCCCTTCGCGGTCGTCACCTTCGTCCCCAACACCGCCCACCCCGACGTCCGCAAGGCGATGCTCCAGGCGATGGCCGGAGCCGTGCCAGCGCTCTACGGGCCCGAACAGGCCAAGGCGGTCGGTCCGGGCCAGGACTACCAGTTGCCCGAGGCAGCCGACGATGACGGCGTCATCGAGGGCCAGGCCATCGAGGAGCCCGACTGGATCAGCGGCACGTCCACCGCGCCGATCGGCCCGCCCCGCCATAGGCTCCTCGCGCTGCTCCAGGACGGTGCCGCGGGCTCGATCAAGACCGGAGCCGCAACCGAAGAGCAGCAGACGGTGCTCAAGGCCATCCTGGGCCCGTTCGGCGGTGAGTCCATCCGCACGGTCATGGGCTTGGTATTCGCGCTGCAGCCCGTCGTCGACGAGAAGCATCCGAAGGGCGGCCTCACCTTCAGCGCAGCCCAGGCCGAGGCACTCGAGGCAGTGTTCAAGAGCCTGCCGGCCGAGGAGTTCCGCTCGCTCTGGATCGAACTCGCCCAGATCGCGGCAATCAAGGCGGGGCAAGCGGCATGAGTGGTAAGTACTGCACCCTCTGCGGCCGCGGGCTTACCGCCAAGACGCGTTCCCGCGAGAGGGCCTCCATCTGCTTCCCCTGCAGCGGCCCAAAGCCGCCCTGCGGTCATAACCACCGGCGGCTGCGCGACCTGAAGCGCTGCCCGGTTCGGAAGCCGGCGGCGGCATGAGCGGTCCCGTCTTCTACGACATCGACCGCCGGACGTTCGTGATTCTGTCTCGGGAGGGCACCTACTACCACCTCGTGCACCCGGCCGCCCCAGACGACCGCCGCGTCCTAAACGGCCTCGTCACCGCCGGGATCCTGGTCTGCGACGGCTGCGCGGGCGGGCGCTACCGCGGGACCTGCCACGCCGTCGACGAGGCCGAGTTCGATCTCCGCGCCGCTGGCCAGAGCATCGTCGCCGACTGGATCGCGCCAAGCGATACGCCGCTCGGGCTCGAGGACGATCTGGCTGGCGCGGAGGCAGAGGCATGAGCCGCATCGCCTTCACCGCTGACCTCCACATCGATGCCTACGGCCAGCGGATCGACCCGCAGACGGGCCTGAACGCCCGCCTGGTCGACGATCTCGCGACGCTCCGGTGGAGCGCAGCCGAAGCCCTCCGCCAGGGCTGCGACGCCCTCGTGGTCGCTGGGGATTTCACCGAGCGACGCCATCCCTCCCCTTGGCTGGTCGGCAAGATCGCCGGCGCGCTAGGCGACAAACTCGTGCTCCTTCGCGGCAACCACGACGGAGAGATCGCCGGCGAATCCATCGTCACGGTCCTGGGCCGCACGCTTTCCGGCGAGGATCGCGCCTTCGCGCGCCCGGGCGTGGCGTGGATCGGCCGGACTGCGATCTGCTGCATCCCGTACCTTGACCGCCACTGGCTCCGCGCCCAGCCGGGCATGGAGCACATTCCCGACGACGAGGTCTTCGGGATACTCGCCGACCAGATCGTGGCGATCGCGGGCGGGCTCTATGCCCAGGCATTGGCCGGGGCCGCCTCGACGCCATTGAATGTCGCGGATGGCGTCGTCCTGGTCCTCCACCAGACGCTCGCTGGCGCCCACATGAGCGAGACGCAACAGGCCTTCCTCGGGGATCGCGGAACCGTGGTCGACGCGGGCCGCTTGGCGGCCATCGGCTTCGAGGGGATCGTGGCGGGCCACCTGCATCGGCACCAGATGCTCGAGGGCCTCGCTTGCCCGGTCGTGATTCCGGGTTCGATCGAACGTGTGGATTTCGGCGAGGAGCGGGAGATCAAGGGCTTTGTCATCGCCGACGTCGGCCCGGGTCGGTTCGACTGGCGCTTTGTCGAAACGCCCACGCGGCGGTTCGTGACGATCGACGGAGAGGACTTCGCGATCGACGCCGCCGTCGATCAGATGCGTTTCATGGGCGCCATCGTCCGTGTTCACAACCTGCCCCCCGAGATTGACGCCGGCGAGGTCCGCAGGTTCCTAGAAAGCCACGGCGCCTTCGAGGTGGCTGAGATCCGCCGCCGCCCCATGGTCATCCCGGAACTGGCTGGCGGGCTGTCTGAGGCCATGAGCCCGGGCGACGCGCTGGAAACGTTCTTCCGCGGCGACGACGACGAACCCGCGCTGGTCGAAGAGGGCCGGCGGCTGCTGGCGGAGGTGGCGTCGTGAGACCGACGAAGTACTCCGTCGAGGGGTGCGATCACCGAGTGGCCGCCCAAGGGAAGAGGTGGGCGACGTGCGCCTGAACAGCCTCAGCTTGCGCCATTTCATTTCGCACGAGCACACGGACTTGGCCTTCGGGGGGGCGAGGCTCGCCACGTTCGTGGGTTCGAATGGATCAGGTAAATCGGCACTCGCGATCGATGCCCTCAGGTACAGCTTGTTCGATGACGCCCGCGGCCGCACCGACGACCTGGTGCAGCTCGGGCAGAACGAGATGAGCGTCCGCGCGGAGATCGCCTTCGCCGGCGCCGAGTACGCCATCACTCGCGGCCGCTCGACCAAAGCGCGCGGCTCCTCCTTCCTCGAACTCGCGATCCGTGCGCCTCATGTCTGCCCCAATCCTCTCGAGCACGGCGCAGCTTGCGAAGAAGGGGACGCGGGCGGCTGGCGGCCGCTGACCGGCGACACGATCCGCGACACGCAGGCCAAGATCGAGGCCCTCCTGCGTATGGACGCCCCGACCTTCGACACCGCCGTCCTGCTCGGCCAGGGCCAGGCTAACCGCTTCGCCGAGGCCACCGCTGGCGACCGCAAGCGGATCCTGGGGACCGTCCTGGGGCTCGATCTGTGGGAACGGGCAGAGGTCCGAGCTCGGGAAGAGACGCGCGGCGTCGAAGGCAAGACTGCAGCCGACCGCGCCACCGTGGCGCGACTCGAGGCGGAGTTGGAGGCGCGCGAGGCGATGGAGGCCGACCGGGCACAGGCGGTCGCTCTGGCGGCGGGCCTCGAGGCGGAAGACCAGCAGGACGAGGCGACACGCGCCAACCTGGCGGCCACCTTGCAGGGGCTTGCGGTGGGGATCGCGGCCGGCGAGGCAGCTTCCCGCGAGGCCGCTCAACGCAAGGCCGACCTCGAGGAGCAGGCGGTCCGCTACCGGCGCGTGAACGCACGAAGAATGGATGCCCTCGGCAAAGGCCAGGAGGCGACGCGGGCAATCGCGGCCGCAGATCCCGACCTCTCCGCTATCCCCGACGTCCAAGCATTGGAGATCGAGGTCGGCCGCCTCGAGCGGGCTGAGGCCGAAGACCGCGAACTGGAGCGGGCGATCGCCACCAACGCGGCGGCGGTCGAAGCCGACCGACACCGTTTTGATGTCCTGCACGAAGCTTGGCTCCACGAGCGCTCCACCCGCCAGAGCCGCGTCGACGAACTGGTCGATGACCTGCGGAAGCTGCCGCCGATCACCTGCCCGAACTGCAACCACTCCTGGCAGCACGATCAGGCAGGCCTCGGGGAGAAGCTGCGGCAGGCGCGACTGGACATCGCAGACATCGGAGCCGAGCCCCAGGAGCCGCTGCACCTCGCGATGGAGGCTGCGAAGGTGGAGCGCCTGAGGATCAATCGGCACGCCCTGGCATACGACCCGATCAATCTCACGGACGCCCGCGCGGGGCACCGTGCCGCTCTGGCGGCTCGCGAGGCGGCTCGCTTCCTCGAGTCGATGCGCTCCGCAGCCGAGACGGCCCGCGCCACCATCGCCGAGGCCGAGGCCGAACTGGCAGAGATCGAGGCCGCTGGCAAGGCCGCCCGCACCGCGCTGGGCGAGGCAGAAGCCCGAGCCAGCGAGGGCGATGCCCTGCGCTCCCGGGCCGAAGAGACCAAGTTCGCCCTGGGCCAGGTCGAGAGCAACCTGCGGGCGCGGGCTGAGGAGCGCCGGCGCGTCGCAGGCACCATCGCCCAGGCTGTGGCTGGCCTTGAGCGCCTCGAGCGCATCGCTGAGGAGCGGGACGTCTTGCGGGACACGCTCAGGGCCGCCGACCTGTGGCTCGCCCGTCTGCGCCGTCTCGTGGCCGCCTTCGGCGCCACCGGTATCCCGGCCCGGATTATCGAATCCGTCCTGCCGGAGCTCACTTCCAGCGCGAATGCACTGCTCGAGCAACTGCGCCCGGGCATGACGCTGGACATCCGCGCCCAACGGGCCAAGAAGGACGGCAAGGGCATCGTCGAGGCGCTCGACCTGATTGTCTCAGACGACGCCGGTGAGCGCGCGTTAGCGCTCTACAGCGGCGGTGAGCGCATGAGCGTGTCATTGGCCATCGCCGTCGGACTCTCGCGCCTGGTTGCGCGGCGCGCGGGCACGGCTATACGCACGCTGGTCATCGACGAGCCGGATGGGCTGGATGCCGACGCCCGCCGCTCCTTCGGCCAGGCGCTCCGCATCCTCGCCCACCAGGGCGAACTGGAGCGGGTCGTGCTCGTCTCTCACCACCAGGATCTCGCCGACGTCGGCGACTCGGTCTACGAGGTCGTCAAGGGCCCGTCCGGGTCCGTAGTCACCCAGATCTACTAGGAGGTTCGTCAAGTGCAGATCGAAACCAACGGCATCGGCCTCGGCGATTACGTCCGGGACGAGATCACTCAGGTGGAGGGCACCGCCATCGCCGTCCTTCAGTACCTAACGGGATGCGCCCGCGCCTTGGTCCAGCCCAGGGTCGGCGCGGACGGCAAGGTGCCAGAGGCCCTGGCAGTCGATGTTCTCCAACTCACCGTCATCAGGACCGTCGTCGGCGATCTCTACCCAGCCAATGCGGATGCGGGCGGGCCGCAGCCCAGCCCGAGCCAGCGCGTCGCCCTGCCGCGGCGCTGAAAGGAGTCCTGTTCCCATGGCCATGCCACGTCATGTTCGCGCCCACAGGGAGCCGGCCGCGCCGGTCGTCTACGAGATCAGCGGCGAGATCGAGACGGTTATGCACCGCCTCATCCGCCTCAACCCGGTCCAGTTCGGCTGGGCTAACAACTTCAAGCTCGGCTGCGTCATCGTCCGCGGCGCCAAGCCCAAGGAGCATGGCGGTTGCGTCGTCCTGGCCCGCTTCGTCAAAGTCGCCCCGCTCTGGCACGGCCTGACCGCCTACGACGCCATCATCCGCGTCGAGGAATGGGCTTGGACGCGGCTCTCCGCCAGCCAGCAGGAAGCGCTCGTCAGCCACGAGCTCTGCCACGGCTCGATGTCCGAGAAAGGCGCCCTGCGCGTCATGAAGCACGACCTCGAGGAGTTCGGGTTCGTGGTGCGCAAGTACGGCGCCTGGCAGGACGAGATCGCGCTCTTCGACCGCCAGTTGGCGATGTTCGAGCCCGGCTTCGGCACTGCGCCCACCGAGGGCGAGCAGAAGGTCGTCCCGTTCGCGCGGCCTGAGAAAGACCTGCCGGAACGCATCGTCGATGCCGTCCTGGACCACGCTGATGAGTACTTCCCCGGCGCCGTCGTCGACAAGGAGCGGCGCTCGATCACGGTCAACACGGTCGAAGGCTGCCCGATGCCCGGTTGCAACATGCCCGCCGAGCACCCGGGCGACCACGTCTTCCCGGTCTGAATCCGCGCCATGAGCACTGGCCTCCGCCTACCCCTCGCCGACGCCGCCCGCGTCGCCCAGGAGATCTATGGCCAACTCGCCCCGTCCTGCGTCCGCCTCGGAGTAGCGGGTTCGGTCCGCCGCGAAAAGGCGGACGTGGGCGACATCGAGTTCGTGGCCATCCCGCGGTACCGCGAGGAGCCGGCGAGCCTGTGGGGCGACACCGCCCAGGTGAGCGTCCTATCCGAGACGCTGGCCATGCTCGAAGGCGAGCGGCCGGAGCGCACGCACAGCGCGATGCTGGAACGGCTCTCCGGCGGCGATCGCTACGTCAAGCTGCGCCACCTGGCCAGTGGCATGCAGGTCGACCTGTTCCTGACGACCGCAGAGCAATGGGGCCTGATCCTCCTGATCAGAACGGGTCCAGCCGACTACAGCCAGTGGCTGGTGACCTACGCCCGCCATAGGGGCTTCCACGTCATCGGCGGACGGCTGCACAGGGGCCTTGGCACGCCGGGCCGCGAGGATTGCACCTGCCCGGTCATCCCGACGCCGAGCGAGGAGAGCGTCTACACCGCGCTCGGGCTGCCGTGGATCGAGCCGAGCGAGAGGCGGGTGCCGTGACGTGCGTACCTTCGGCAGCCTCTTCGCTGGCATCGGCGGCATCGACCTCGGCCTCGAACGGGCAGGCTGGACGCCACGCTGGCAGGTCGAGATCGACCCCTTCTGCAACCGCGTCCTCGCCAAGCACTGGCCCGATGTGGCCCGCTACGGCGACATCCGCACCATCGACTGGAGCGGAATCGAGCGGGTCGACCTCCTCGCTGGAGGCTTCCCCTGCCAGCCCGTCTCCGTCGCCGGAAAGCAACTCGCTCAGGCCGACGAGCGATGGCTCTGGCCCGAGTTCGCACGCGCCATTCGCGAGCTACGACCCCGACTCGTCCTCGTGGAAAACGTCCCAGGGCTCCTTGGGGCTCACGGAGGGTTCGGGGACGTACTCGGGGACCTGGTCGCGTTCGGGTATGACGCGGAATGGGACTGCATACCTGCTGCGGCCATCGGTGCCCCCCACCTCCGTTATCGGGTCTACATCGTGGCCCACGCCCACCAACTCAATGGTGACTGCGCAGGATCAGGACCAAGCGCGTTTCGCGGGTTCCGATCCACGACGGCCAGCCTACTCGCAGGCGACCCGCTATCCCACGCCTCGCCCCTGCTCGGGGAAACGCTCGAGTGGGATGAGCCGGACGGAGTTCTACCGCCGTTTCCCGACGATGACAGCACGGGATGGGCGGACGCTACGGGGGGCTCAGGACCGCAAGCGGACAGGGGCACCGTCACTGGCTCAGACAGCCCTCAACGAACGTTGGGCGACTCCGACGGCCCATCCCCGGACGCATACGCCCCGGAAGGTGGACCACGGGGAGCAACTAGCCAATCAGGTTGGTGGCTCGTTGAACCCAACGTGGGTCGAGTGGCTCATGGGGTTCCCTCTCGGGTGGACCGACTTAGGTCCCTCGGAAACGCCGTCGTGCCGCAAGTCATCGAAGTCATCGGGCGGCGACTGCTCGAAGGGTGGGACTAAGCAATGACCAAGGCCCCGCCGCCCACCTCCTGGCATGCCCAGCGCCACGCCGATGACGGCGTTCGCGTGTTCAGCCGCGAGTGGCGCGCGAAAGGCAGCGAGCCGGAGCCGTCTACTTCTGAGCAGCCTTCTGAACAGGCTCCGGCCTTCGTCCCGCTCTGCTTCGACGCCGAGGAACTGGCTCGCTGGAACGGCTGGAGCGCCCGGCAAGACCGGGTGCTGCCCTGCCATGACTGCCTGCTGCCATTCGCTCAGGAGATGCGAGCCGGCTGGCCGCTGCAACGGCCAGCCGGGCGGCCAGGAACGCGACGAAGACGAGCCGGCATTGCCGGCGAGAAAGGAGATCCGCCAGATGTCTATCGCGAACACCCGAGTTGCGATCTCGGCGCCCTGCGCCAGTTGCCTGCACGAACTCGTGTGCGGGTGGCGCGCGGCGATCGAAAAGCTCGGTGGCGAGATGTACGTCGCCGACGATCAGGGCCTCCCTGCGGGCCTCACGCTCGTCCTGAGCGCCACGGTGGACTGCGAGGCCTACCTGCCGGAGAAGAAAGGCCACAAGGCCGCCCCGGCGGCCACAGATGCGCCCAAGCGCGTGATGAACCTCAGTCCCGGGCAGCGCCAGGCGATCAGTGACCGCTTCGCCGCCGCCCGGGCGGTCAAGGCCAAGCCGCCCTCGCTCGAAACTGTCGAGACGGTCGACTAGCCATGCATGTGGACAATCTTCCGCCCTGGCACGCCATCCGCTTCCGCGGCGAGCCCGAGATGCGCTGCGAACAGTGCCATTCCTGGTGGCCGCTCAGTAACGATTTCTGGTACCAGAAGCGCGGCTGGCACCGCTGCAAGGCCTGTTGCCGGGAGAACCGGAAGGCGGGAGCGCGACTCCGGCGCCACCGGTATTACTGGCGTCATGTCGAGCTCGAACGCGCCAGAGCCAAGGCGCGACGGGGGATACAGCGCGAGATGCTGGCTGCCCAGCAGGGAGGTGCCTAGATGCCCTGGGGCCGCGTGGACGACGACTTCTACGACCACCCGAAGGTGCTGGCCCTCGGTCGCCAGCGGCTGCCCTGCATCGGCCTGTACTTCCTCGCGATCTCGTGGTCGAACCGGTACTTAACTGACGGCAAACTCGACTTGAACCGCATACGAACTCTCGGCGGGTCCTGTGCACTCGCCGAGAGGTTGGTCGAGGCGGGGCTGTTCGACCACGAGGGCGAGGGCTACGCCATCCACGACTTCCTGAGCCGCAACAAGAGCCGCGACCAGGTCGAGATTGAGCGTGAACAGAAGGTCGAGGCCGGCCGCAAGGGTGGCTACGCCCGAGCCAGAGGGCAGGCGAGCGACTTAGCAGACGGCAGGCAGAGTGCTAAGCAAGCCGCTAGCACAGTGCTAAGCACAATCCAAGCACGCGGGGCTAGCCCCCGTCCCGTCCCATATGAATCTACTACCCCCTTACCCCCTAAAAGGGGGTACCGGAATTCAAGACGACAAAGAGGCGAGACGCTACGGGCTAGTGGGCGTAGCCCTCGTCAGTTGCTCGAGGGGACCCCGGAGGTTGATTCCCGGGCGCTGGCGAATCTGGCGGAGCGAGCGGCGGCGTGGAACGCGGCGCACCCTACAGATCAAATCCCGGCCGTCAAGCCGATTGTCGTGGATAGAACGCCAGACGAATGGATAGGAAGCGGCGATGATGCATAAGGGTAGGGGGATAGGTCGCGACGGGGCGCGAGGCCGCTTCTCCCTGTCCCGCGCGCTCCTTATTCGCCGCCTCCAGGTTGGCATGTTTTCTGTCAGGGGGGCCGAAATGGCCTCCCGGGAGCAGCCCGTGAGCACGGACGCCCACCAGCGCGTCATCCCCGAACCCCGAATCTGTCCCGAAAAGACCCGTCCAGCCCCGGTCCAACTGCCACCTCTTCAGGGGCTGTGGTCGTGAGCCAGCCCCAGCCGTACTTCGACACCGAGCGCGACTTCCCGGTCGACGCGGAAGGCCGAGGTCCGCAGCCCGCCACCTGCCTGCTCTGTGGGCTCGAGGCGACGACGGCGGAGGTCTGGCTCAAGCCCGCCTGGTGGCGCGAGCCCGGATCCGACGGCAAGCAGATCACCACGATCCCGCGCTGCCTCGACGTCGACGCCTGCCGGTCCCGTGTCCTGGCCGCCGGCGAGGCCTGGCCGCTGCTCGAGCGCGGCGAGCAGCCGGACGCGAAGCGGGAACCGGCGCCTCTTACGCGGTCAGCTCCGGTGCCCCCGCCGCTGAACCCGGCGCTAATTGGCGACCTGCAGAAGGGCAGACTGCCCGAGCCAGCCGCCCCCGTCACGCCCGATGCCGAGCCGCCGAAGGAGGAGGACGAATGGATCTGAAGCGACTAGCCGAACTCAGGGAACGCATCGTCAGCACGCAGACCGCTGGCATCTTCGGCGACGAGGCCCTCGAACTCATCCGCATGGCCGAAGCCGCCGAGGGCGACCGTGAAATCGAGCGGCTGCGAGCGGCGCTGCGACACCTCACCGTCCACGCCGAACGGTATGGTTCCAAGCGTCTTCGTCGCATTCTCAAAGAGGATCTCGCGTTCGCCCGCGCAGCCCTGGAGCCGACCCTGGCCCACGCGGGCACCGGGGAACCGACGGTCGGCATAAAGGTCGAGATGGGCGAGAGCGCCACCATCGGGGAGCCGCTCGGGTGCGTCCATGACTACATCCTGTCCGATACGGGCGGCGGCCAGTTCGAGTACTGGTGCTGCTCGAAGTTCGGCGAGCCAAGACCATGACCGTCTCCGAAATGCTCCCGAGCATTGGTGCTCCGCGTCTGGGAAAGGGCCGTCTGTCGTCTGAAACACTGGACGAGCTGGACCCCGGCATCCGAGCCGCTGTCGAGTTGCTTGATCAAGCCGGTATTGAGACTTTCGAGTCTTGCCAGGGTGGGCAGAACCACGCCTACCCTGAGCCGACCGTGGCGTTTGCGGGTTCTCGTTGCGAGGGCTGGCGGGCGCTCGCGGCAGTGCTTGCCTACGGCGCAGACCGGGGCCTGGGCCGCCTCAGGTGCCTCCGCCGTGAGTGGTCTATTCGGGACGGCGAGCCGACCGACCTGCACTGGGAGCTTGTCTGGTTCGGCGACATGCGCGGTGACGGGCTGAGCCACTGGGACCGTCCGCCGACGCCAAGGCACCCCTGGCTGAACCTTGATGGCTCAGAGCGGACACTGCCATGAGCTGGCGCCTCGACTTCGCGGCGTTCGGCTTCTTCGTGGGCCTGTTCGTCGGCGTGGTACTCGGGGCGGTGCTGCGATGAGGCGCAAGTGTGGACCTGTTCATCTTTTCCGAGACCAACCGGTCGCGGTCAAGTCGCTGACTGCAATGCACGGGTCCACACCTACGCCCCGTCAGTTGGAAGTCGCCGCCGCCGTCGTGCGGTGCGGTGGCTACAAGGAAGCTGCCAGCGCCCTTGGCATCGCATATGGCACGCTTGCCAAGACGCTAGGCAGGCTCATGGAGCGCCGGGGCGCCCACTCCACCGCTAGTCTCGCCGCCCGGCTAATGGCCTATCCCGAGTTCGACCGATTGGTGGGACCGAAACAGGACTGGCTGCCATGACCCTCCGCTACACCGTCGCCCAGGCGCAGGACCTCGGCCTGCTCCCGGTCCCGCCAATCCGCCGCGGCCGGAAGACGCACACCGCCGATGGCCACGAGATCGATCCAGCCTGGCTGTGGATGAACGAGGAGGGCAAGGACCAGTTCCGGGCCAAGGTCATGGAACTCGTGCATCGCGGCGGTTGGTCCTGCGGCTACAAAGACGAGGACGTACTGCCCGGACTCGTCTACCACGCGGCGAGCGCCATGCATCAGGCCGAGAAGGGTTGGCCCGACCTGACTCTGGTCCGCCGTCGCGATCGCCGGCTGATCTTCGCCGAACTCAAAGGCGAAGCCCGCGAACTGTCCGCGCGCCAGGCGGCTGTCCTGGACTTGCTGCGGTGCCTGGTGGTCGACGTGACCGAATTGCCCGACGATCTGCCGCCGATGAAGCTCCGCTCCTACATGGACGGCGTGTGCGATGGCATGGACAAATCCGCCGCCCGGGCTCCACGAATCGAAGTCTTCGTCTGGCGGCCCAGTCAACTGGCGGACATCGCGGAGGTGCTGCGATGAATCTCCCCGGCTATCTGCGGCAGGTGGGAAAGCCCGAACTCGCGCCCGATGGCCGCTCGGTCATCTTCACCTTTGAGGTCAACCGTCGCCACCCGGGCTTCTGGCTGCTCATGGTCCGAATCGCCCCCGGGGTCTTCTGGCGCTGGCTTTGGTCGCGGCGCAAGGTCCTGGGATGAGCGACGCCTTGGTCGGCGCTGCTGTTGCTCTGGTGATAGCGGCAGGGACGACCCTCATCGTCTTTGCAGCCCGGGCGCAGTACCGGTATGAGCGCTATCTATGGGCTTGGGCGGCACCAAGACCGAAGCGTCGGAAGTACCGGCGATGAGGCTGCCGCCGCTCCGCAACCGCTGGTCCGGCGTGGTCTTCAGCTCCGTCGAGTGCCATGACTGCGGCTGGTCGGGTTCCTACCGGCGAAACGGGATGGCTCTGGCCAGTCTTCACGCACGCCGGACCGGCCACGCGGTGGGCTGCGAGCAGACGATCGTCGTGACGTACAACCGCCGGGAGAGGCCATGACCACCCGAGAGCGGCGCGAGGCACGAGCGCAACGGCTCCGCGATTGGGCGGAGGCTGGCTGTGGCTGGCCCGGCACGATGTCCGCACACATGGAGGCGCTGAACGACGCTTTCAGTGATCTCGCGGCGGGGGCGGCTTGGCCCCTCGTTTCGCTCGTGCTAGAACGCTGGACCGTCTCGGTCCAGGAGGCCGCAGAGGCGGCATGGTTGTTCGGCCTGTCGTACTCGGACTGCGACCCCAAGGTCACGCTGGCCATCCGGATCGGCCGCGAGGTCGACCGCTGGTTCGCCGCGGCCAAGCGGGGCGAACGGTGAGCGAGACGGCCGAGCAGAGATTCTGCCGTGTGACCGGCTGGTATTGCCCCTGCCACGCGCTGCCCAATCCTCCCTGGCCTAGCGGTAGACGGCCTGCGCTGCGATGTCCCGTCTGCGACCATCCGGACTTGGCCGTGGCCGATATGGGCAAATGGTGGGCGGCGAAACTGCGAGGCGAAGGGTGAACCGGGTATGGGTCATTTACGATCCGGGCGAGGACTGTCAATGCTGGCGCGACAGCCTCTGTTCTCACGGTTGGACCTGGCAAGAGAACGAGGGCGGAGACCACCGCCATCTCGATTTCATCCCCGAGTATGTATACCAGAGCCTCGGCGACGCGGTGCGGGAATTGTTCTGGATCGACGGAGCCGACAAGATTGGTCGTTTGCTGCGAGAGCGTTATCGCAGTGGCCCCCCGCAGGCCACCCGGCGCGTCTGGGTAATGGCACCGGGCTCGTCGCTGGAAGATGACCACGAGTCAGCTAGTCCAGGACGCGCCGTCGCCGTCATCGAGTCCTATGAATTGATGGCGCCGTCACGGCTCGGCGACACTGCAGGCCACCGCGCCTTTGCAAACCAGTATCGACGCGGGGGCGAGTAGCCCCGATGGACCGGTCGATGCCCCTCCGCCGCCCTCAATCGGTCCAGCAATCGGTCCAGAATCGCCCGTTTCACGCTCAATACCATCTGTTTCCACCTCAGATGGTGGGGGCCTCTGTTCACTCAGGACGCGCACCTTTCCCTCGTGCCCGACTGGCCAGGGGCAGCCACCAGCGGCCACCAGATGCCTGGCAATCGGTCCAGTCAATCGGTCCAGTGGCATGACGCCGTACTACGCCGACCGGATGCTGACCGTCTACTCTGGCGACTGTCGCGAAGTCATGGCGGCGATGGAGCCCGAGTCCGTCCAGTGCGTCGTGACGAGCCCGCCCTATCTCGGACTGCGGGACTACGGCATCGAGCCGACCGTTTGGGGCGGAGAGGCGCACGAGCACGAGTGGGGCGGTAGCGCCGGAGTTCGGTCATCCTCGCCACAGCAATCCCGCAACGGGCAGCAGGGTGTGGTGGGTCCGCGAGACATGCATCCAAGCGCTCAACGCACCGCCTTTGTTTCGTCAATGGGCAACTTCTGTCCCTGTGGCGCATGGCTCGGCGTCCTGGGTTTGGAGCCCACAATCGAGTTGTACGTCGCCCACCTAGTAGAGATCTTCCGAGGCGTGCGGCGCGTGCTGCGAAAGGACGGCACGGTCTGGCTGAACATGGGGGATAGCTACGCCAGCGGGACGAAAGGGTCGGGCGGCGATGGCACGTCCAGCGGTCTGAACTGCAAGCGGGATGCCGGCGGCGGCTTTCACCCCGAGGGTCATGCCAACGGCGCGTCTAGATATGAGCCCCGGCGGATGGACCTCGGGAGTCTGAAACCCAAGGACCGCATGATGGTCCCGGCCCGCGTCGCCTTGGAGTTGCAGGCTGACGGCTGGTGGCTCCGCGACGAGATCGTATGGGCCAAGCCGAACCCGATGCCATCCTCTGTCACGGATCGCACGACGCCCGCTCATGAGATGGTGTACCTGCTGACGCGGAGCGCGCGGTACTTCTATGACGCGGAGGCTATTAAGGAGGCCGCCATCAACGAAGGGCGCGTCGTCTCCTACGACGGCTCACAGAAGAACACCGGGCACGAGAACAACACCTACCCCGGCTCATCTGGACCTCGGGACATCCTCGTTTCGGGTCGCAACAAGCGAAGCGTCTGGACAATCCCCACAGCCCCCTACCCCGAAGCCCATTTCGCCACGTTCCCTCCGAAGCTCGTGGAGCCGATGATCCTGGCCGGCACGTCAGAGCGCGGCTGCTGCCCGGAGTGCGGCGTTCCGTGGGATCGAGAGACGACGAAGGTGCGGCCCGACCTCTCGCAGTTCGCGCCACACGAGCAAGACCAACCTTGGAATGATGAGTCAGACGCTAACTATGCCGCGGGGCGTCTAAGTGGGCAGGAGTGGAACCGACTTGGCTCAACCGAGACGACCGGCTGGCATCCCACCTGCAAGCACCGCCCACGAATCCCACTGACGCCCTCGCCGGAAACTGCAGCTCTTGGCATTGGAGATGCGACATTGACTCTCACGCCGCGTCAGCTCGTGCCCTGCGTCGTCCTCGACCCCTTTGGCGGCTCGGGCACCGTAGGTATGGTGAGCCGCGCCCTAGGCCGCCGCTCGATCCTGATCGACCTGAACTCCGGCTACTTGGCGCAGATGCTTAAGCGCGCGACGGTCGAATGGGACAACCACGAACCTGAGCCAGTGGTCGACAAACTGGCACCAGACGATTCCCTCTGGCGGATGGCATGAGCGCCGAGCCCAGTGATCGCGAGCTCGAAGTCTTCCTCGCCGTCTGCCGACTTGACAGCGAGAAGTGCGCCGCGACCGAACTCGGGCTCTCGTACTCGACCGTCCACCACCACGTCCAAGCCGTCTATCGCAAGGAGGGCGTCGCTTCCCGTCTCGCCGCGACGATCGCTCTTCGGTGGACGACCCTGCCGGATGAGGATGGCCTGATTGAGCGGGTAGCCACTGGCAGCTAGCGCGGCTACGCTCAAAAGCTGTGAAGGCCGATTCGTCCGCGATGTCTGACAGCCCATGCGGTTTCGCCCGTGTGGTCGCGGGTGCGAACGGCCTTTCACTTTTCGTCGGGGCGCCTGATGGCCTCACAGCACCGGCGCCCCGTTCCCTTTGCCTTCCCCCGGTCGAGCGGCGCCCGGGCGCATGTGACGGCGTGCCTGGTGCGCTTCCCCAACTCGGAGGTGCCCCATGCACCGACTCGCCTGCTTCTTCTTTGGCCGCACGAGCCGGCTCGGATCATGTTGAGGCGCTGGCTGGCGGGGGCAGCATTGACGGCGTTGTTTGGGATGGCGGCCGCCGCGCCGGTGATTACCCCGGCATCGCGGCCCTCTGCATCTCCGGTGGCCGTATCATCTGCGCCCTCCCTGCTCCCGGTGGCACCTCTCGCCCTGCTCCCGGATCTCCTGATCCTGGCTCCAACATCCACGCCAGCCCCGACGCCTATCGCCGTGGTCCAGACCTATGGCGGGTCGTTCGAGCAACCGACGGTCGCCGACGCGAAGGCCTGGGCCCGCGCGACACTCGGAGCGAGGCAATATGCCTGTCTCGACGCGATCGCCCAGGCCGAGAGCCGTTGGGATCCGCTGGTGTGGAACCGCAAAGGCTCGGGCGCCTACGGCATCCCGCAAGCGAAGCCAGCCAGCAAGATGGCCGCCTTCGGGGACGACTACCTGACCGATCCGATGACCCAGGTCCACTGGATGGCTTGGTACGTGAAGGAGCGGTACGGCTCGGCCTGCAACGCCTGGGCGACCTGGCTCCAGCAGGGCTGGTACTGATCTGATGCCAGCCCGCGCCGCGTCGCCGTCCCTGTCCCGTCCCACCGATGTAGGAGGTCGCCTCGTGAGGATCGAGACCCTGCTCGAGGAGACCTTCAAGCCGAAGCTCGAGGAGATCAGTCAGGCCGTCCAGCGTCTCGAAAGAGCGAACGAGGATCCCGACTCGACCCACGCCGGCCGCGAGATGGCGCGACGGATCGACGAGGCCAAGCAACAGGCAACCGATGCGAAGAAGGTCGCCGACGAGGTTTGCAACAGGCAGGACAAGCTCGAGAGTTCGATGGCAGCCACCCTCCGGGTTCTCCGCTGGGGGATGGCCATCCTCGTGCTGGTGAGCGTTCTCCTGATCATCGCCAACAACAGCGCGAGCCTGCTGCACTGGCTGGGCGTGATATGACCGACTGGCAGATCGTCCTCGTGGTCTTCGCCGCCGTCTTCGGCCTCTGGTGCCTCGCCGTCTGGCTGGACGAACGCGACAATCGCAAGGCGCGGGCCCGGATGGCCAAGGCACTGACGCCACCGGAGGGCGGCTTCGGCGACCAGAAATACCGCCTCCGGGGCGATTTCGGCGCCAACCTCGAGGCCAACACATGCGAGCCGGATGACGAGAAGGAGCCACCGCCATGATCGATCCCTACGACTGGTGCTGCCTGGGGACGCCACCGATCAGGGTCAGTGAGGACATCTGGCACGCCGTCCGCCAGCAGTCGCCAACGACCGTCTGCGGCATCCCGGCCGCGAACCCTGACGAGGAATGGCGCTGGGTCGATCTGCTCGGCGATCGCCGCCCCTGTGATAACTGCACCGAAATCATCGCGCGGGAGGCAGACGCGGAGCAACCATGACAGACATTCGACGTTCCACCGGCGCTCTCCAGACTCCGCCCGAGATCCTGGCTCAGGCGTGGCCTATCGGGCTCGCCCTGGCAGAGGCGCCAGTGCCCGCGCCTGCCTCTTTCCATTCCCCGAAGTGCCAGCACATCACCATCGACCAGGACGGTTTCGGCGCGTGCGTGGCTTACAGCGGTGCCTACGTCCAGGCCGACCAGGAGCCCGGCGACCTGCCGAACGTGATCGACCCGCTGCACGCCTACGCCCTCGTCAAGGGGCTGCCCTGGCCGCTCATAAATCCGAAGCAGGATGCGAACCCGGGCCTGGACCCGGTCCAACTGTGGTCGTACACCAAGGCGCACGGCTGGCCGACGAAGGATGGCAGCGCACCGCGCAAAGACGCCAGCTACCTGATGATCGGCAAGCCGGGTAGCAACGCGGTGTTCCTGGACGCCTATCAGCAGACGTTGCTGCAGCTCGGCCCCTGCCAGTTCACGGCCGCTTGGCCGAACAACTGGTGGAACACGAATACAGCGGGCTATATGCCGAATCCCGGGCCGACCAAGGGCGGCCATGCCTTCGAGGGCTGCGGCTGGGTCCCCTGCTCAACATGTCGCTGCGGCTTCGACACGATCCATCACCAGACGTGGGGCACGTTCGGCCACGACCCCGATTACCCAGATCACTTCCGGGTCCACGGGGATTGGTGGGACAACCTCGGCTGGGAAGCCTGGAAGGCAGTCGACCTGATCAACCCGGCACCAGTCCCCGTCATCGCCAGGACGCCGTTCCCGGCTCCGCGGCAGTTCTTCATCTCGAAGGGCACGACTCTCGTCGGCTTCGACCCGGCCTATCCGGACGGCCGGTTCGGTCGGCTGACGCCCTGGCCTTTCGCCTCGAGTGCTCATGCCGATGCAGTCGTCTATGTCACCTGGCCCGGGTTTCCCGGCACTTCGGCCCCGTTCCCTCGCGGCGGCCCGTATCTCGAAGTGGCTGACGGCGTCTACGGTCACACAGTCGCCCACCCGAACGGCCTGCTCGTCAATCAGGGCCAGGTACGTCTCGTCTAGGAAGGAAGGTTCACCGTGCTATTTGGCCGCAGCATTCAACTCTGGACGAACCTCGTCCAGGCCATCGCCGCCGCTGTCGTAGCGGGCGCGGCGTGGATGGGAAACAGCATCCCCGCCGCTGTCGTGGCCACGGTGGTCGCGCTGGTCCTGGCCACGCTCGGCCTGCTCGCCAATCAGTCCGTCACAGGCACGATGCTCGGCCGTAAGCCGTAGCCATGCCGCGCTGGTTTCATCGTCATCCACTCGAGGAAGTCCTGAAAGGACGGGAAAAGGTCATGGCCGATCTCACGAAGCTACAGGCGGACCTCGCTCAACTCGGCACCGACGTGGGCACGCTCAACACGGCGGTAGGCGCCCTGGTCGCTGGCGTGATCACGCAGGCTCAGGTCGACACCCTGGACGCCACGGTCGCCACGATCGACGCGGCGGTGAACGCGATCACCACCGCCGCGACGCCGCCCTCGCCACCTGCCGTCTGAAAGGCTTGCCTTGAGCGTGCTGGGCGGCCAGCGGCCGAGCCCCGATGGGGCCGCTGGACCGGAGCCGAATCGGGCGGCTAGGCGGAATGAGCCGGGAGACGTCCCGGCCTTCCGCGTGTCCGGCACGACCGCCACCTTCAATGTCAAAGTCCGGATGCGCTGGCGTCCCCTATGGCGCTGGATGCTCATGCGCATAGGCTGCCGTCTCCCGATTCTTTCGCACCGCGCCATCGTGATCCTGGCCAACGGTCTGCGATATGACATCAGCATCGGCTGCTCGCCTTGGGAGATAGGCGGTCGGATGCAGGCCAGCCTAGGTGATCCCATCGCGATTGTCTTGACGGCGGAGCCGCAGTGATGCCCTACGCCCCGGCCCCAGCCTGCCTCGAACCCCGCTGCCCCAACCGGGCGGTGCCGGGTGGCCGTGGCCGCTGCGAAGAGCATCGCCAAAACACGACTGAGCGCGGGTACGGAACGGCACATCAGCGCGAGCGCCGCGCGGCCCTCCCGGGCGCCCGTTGCGAATCCTGCGGCTGCACCGACCTCTCCTGCCTCCAGCGTGATCACCGGGTGCCGGTCGGGCTCGGCGGTCCCGAGATCGCCTCGAACAAGCGCTGGCTCTGTCGATCCGCCAATCACCGCTGCCACGATCGGATCGGCCTGCGCCGGGATCGGAAGGCCGTGGCATGACCGCCCCCGCCGCTCCCTGGCGCAACCGGATCGTCGGCCAGGGCGAGGAAGCGCCCGAGCAACTCCTCGCCAATCCGCTCAACTGGCGCACGCATCCGAAGGCGCAGCGCGCGGGCGATGCCATCGACCCCGAGGATGTGGCGCGCCTCCTAGCTGGCGCGGAGCCGACCCTCCTCGCGACCGACCCGCCATACGGCGTGGCTCTCGACCCGACCTGGCGCGACGGTGTCTACAACGCCCTGGGCCCGGCAGAGAAGCCGTATATGCGGATCGATGGCCAGACCGAGGCAGATGACGCCACTCAAGCGCCGTCTGGTAGCCACAGGCGAACGGAGGGCCATCGCAACACCACGCTCAGCGGTGACACGCGGGCGGACTGGTCGGAGGCGTTCGCCCTGGTCCCGAGTCTCCAGGTTGGCTACGTCTGGCACGCCGGCGTCCACGCGGCAGACGTGGCCGTCGGCCTCGAGCGGATCGGCTTCGAGATCGTTTCCCAGATCATCTGGGACAAGGGCCTCTTCGCCATGGGCCGGTCCTGGTATCACTGGGGCCACGAACCCTGCTGGGCGGTGAGACGTCCGGGCGTGCCTAACCTCTTCGTCGGGTCCGACCACACCCAGAGCACGATCTGGCGGGCACCCTCCCCCAAGATGATCATGGGCGGCTCGACCGAGGAGAAGTACGACCACCCCGCGCAAAAGCCGGTCGTCCTCTTCGAGATCCCCATCGCCAACCACACCGGCGACGTCTATGACCCCTTCGTTGGCTCCGGCACGACGATCATCGCCGCAGAGCGTTTGCGCCGCCGTTGCTTCGCCCTGGAACTGGAGCCCCGCTACGCCCAGGTAACCATCGACCGCTGGCAGAACTTCACCGGCCGGAAGGCGGAGCACCTCGATGGGTAGGAGCGGTCCCCCCAAGATGCCGACGGGCCTCAAGCTCCTCCACGGCGAGAAGCGCGAGTCGCGTTTGAACCGCGCGGCTCCGAAGCCGCGGTCCAACCGCCCGGTCATGCCGGCAGACATGAGCGACGCCGGGAAACGCGTCTGGCGAAAGATTATGCGGGACTTCGGCCAGACCGGGATCCTGACGCGCGTCGACGGGGGCGGCCTGTTCCGGGCCTATTGCGAGACCGAGGCCCGGCACGCTCAGGAGTCGCTTTCGCTGGCGAACAGCGGCCCCCTCATCCGCGGGGCCCGGCACGGCGAACTCGTCAAGAACCCCCTCCACTCGCTGGTCCGCGCTGACGCTCTTTTGCTGCGCGCCTTGGCCCGCGAACTCGGCTTCTCGCCGGCCGCGCGCGAGGGCCTGACGATGCCCGCGACGGGCTCCGGCGACGCGACCCAGGACTGGCTGGACGAACTCGGATGACGACCAGCCACACTCCAATCGTCGCGGGGGACGCCTATGGCCGCGCTGGCCAGGGGCGCCTCGTCGACGTCGCGGCAACTCCGCGGGCGAAGATCACCAGCCTCGCCCCGCGCGCCCTCCACAAGATGGTCCCGCCTCCACCGACCGACCCGGTGACGCAGTACGCACTCGATGTGGTGGCCGCCCGGATCGTGGCCTGCCGCTATGTCCGCAAAGCCTGCGAGCGCCATTTGTCCGACCTCGCGACCGGAGGAGAACGCGGACTGCGGTGGGAAGCGAAGCAGGCACAGCATTCGATCGGGTTCTACCACCTGCTCCACCACTACAAGGGCCGGGACGATCTGATCGTGCTCGAGGGCTGGGAGAAGTTCGTCGTCGGCTCGGCCTTTGGCTGGAAGCGCGCCGATGGCTCCCGGCGCTTCCGGACCGTCTATCTCGAGGTCGGCTCGGGGAATGGGAAATCGACGATTGCCGGCGGCGCCGGCCTGCGCCTGGCCTTCTTCGACGGCGAGCCCGGTGGCGAGGTCTATTCGGCGGCCACCAAGCACCAGCAGGCCAAGATCCCCTGGACCGCTGCGATGCAGATGGTTCTCAAGAGCGCCAGCCTCCGGAAACGGATCCAGATCAATGCCGACAGCCTCTCGCAGATCAGTTCGGCGAGCTTCTTCCAGCCACTGGGGCGGGACTCCGATTCCGACCAGGGCATCCGCCCGAACGGCGCGATCATCGACGAACTCCACGTCCACGACAGCCGCGACCTCCTAGACAACATCGAGAAGGCGGGCTCGACCCGGCGCCAGCCGATGGTCTGGAAGATCACGACGGCCGGCGTCAAGCGCGAGGGCGTCTGGTGGGAGGAGCGGTCCGACGCCATCGCCGTGCTGGAGGGCCGCGCGACCGACGACTCGATGTTCGCCATCGTCTACACGCTCGACGAGGGCGACGATCCATTCGACGAGGCGGTCTGGATCAAGGCCAACCCGAACCTCGGTGTCTCGGTAGGGCTCGATTTCCTGCGCGAGCGGGCAGCCAAGGCGAAGCGATCGCCTGGCGCGCTGCAGGCCTATCTGCGCTTCCACATGAACGTCCCGACGCAGCAGTCGACGCGAGCGATCGACATTGACGAGTGGGACAAGTGCGCTGGTCTGGTGACCGATGCCGACGGCAACCCCGAGACATACGAGGAATGGACGGCGAGGGTCCTGCCCGAACGGACTCTCATTTACGCAGGGCTGGACCTCGCCTCCCTGCAGGACCTGACGGCGCTCGTGGCGGTCGGCCGAGGGCCGGAGGGGACCGTCGATGTCCTCTGCCGTTTCTGGTGCCCAGAGGAGGGAACGGTCGAACGCTCAAGGCGCGACGGCGTGCCCTACGACGACTGGATCCGCGACGGCTACCTGATCGCCACGCCCGGGAACGTGACCGACCACGAGTTCATCCGCGCCGAGATCAACAAGCTGGCGGCCGTCTACGAACTCGTGGACCTGGGATACGACAGCTGGGGCATGGGCAACCTCGAGGCCGAACTGCCGCAGGATGGCGCCTCCATCTTCAAGATCTCGCAGACCTGGACTGGCCTTGCGCCCGGCTGGCATGAATTCGAACGGCTAGTCCTCGAGCACAAGGTGCGCCACGGCGGCCACCCGATCTTGCGGTGGATGGCTGGCAACGTCGAAACCGAGACGGATGCCGCTGGCAACCAGAAACCGTCGAAGGCCCGGTCGTCCGAAAAGATCGACGGCATGGTCGCCCTGGATATGGCCATCGCCCGCTTGATGGCGCACGCCGGCGACGAGGTGGTCGAGCCCTTCGTAATCGGGAGCCGGCGATGATCCAACGTCGGCGCACCCTGCTCGCGCTGGCCCTGGTCGTCGCCAGCGGCCTGCTCGTGACCGTCGGCGTCGCCTTGGTCTACCTGCCCTGGGGCTTGATCTGCGCCGGCCTCTTGCTGTTCGGCACACTGCTCCTGGACTTCGACGCGCTGCTCGCCCCAGGGGCAGGCCACCTCACTGCGCAGCGGAGGAAGTAGGCCATGCCTGCCCTGATCCGTTCCCTGATGTCCGGCCGGCGGCAGGCCTCGCTTTCGTTCGAGGAGTGGGTGTCCTGGTTCAGTCCGGACAACATGCAATTCCTGCTCAACACGACGATGACCGGCGACCGCGAACAGATCCAGCCGACCTTCATCGGCTACGTCGCTGGCACCTACATGCGGAACTCCGTTGTGTTCTCCTGCCTGGCGATCCGCGCTCGCCTCTTCTCCGAGGCCCGTTTCCAATTCCAGCAGCTGCGCGGCGGCCGGCCAGGCAACCTCTTTGGGACACAAGACCTTGCCGTGCTTGAGAACCCCGAGAACGGCAAAGTGACGGGCGACCTCCTGACCACGGCGATCATCGATGCGGACCTGGCTGGCAACTCGTTCAACTTGGGGCGGCCCACCGCGATCCGCCGCCTGCGCCCAGACTGGGTCACCATCGTCTACGGCACGAAGGGGCGGGCGTCCGAACTCGGCGGCTGGGATCCGGACGCCGAGGTCATCGGCTATGGCTACCACCCGGGCGGCCTCTCTTCGGGCGAGACGGTCCAGACCTTCATGCCGAACGAGATCTGCCACTTCGCCCCTCACCGGGATCCGCTCGCGCGCAACCGGGGCATCAGCCTGATCACCTCCGCGCTGCGCGAGATCATGGCGGACACTGCAGCCACCAGCCACAAGCTCAGCTTCTTCGAGAATGCTGCCACCCCCAACCTGGCTTTGAAGCTGCCCCCGACCCTCAACCGCGAGAAGGCCGAGGAGTGGATCGAACTGTTCGAGGCGGACCATCGCGGCGCCATGAACGCCTACCGGACGATCTACTTCGGCGGCGGGGCCGAGCCGGTATCCGTGGGTCTCAACTTCGAGCAGATGACCTTCTCCGAGATGCAGGGCAAGGTCGAGACGCGCATCGCCTCCCTCACCGGCATGCACCCCGTGGTGGCCGCGCTGTCCGAGGGGCTGAGTGGTTCGTCTCTGAACGCCGGTAACTTCCAGAGCGCCGCCCGCCTCGTCGGCGACGCCACGCTCCGCCCGCTCTGGCGCAACTTCTCCGGCTCGATGCAGACGCTGATCCCGATCCGCCCGGGCACGCGTCTCTGGTATGACGACCGCGACATCGCCTTCCTGCGCGGCGACGCGAAGGACCGCGCGGACATCCGTTCCGCCGAGGCCGCCCAGATCGCGACCCTCGTCAACAACGGCTGGGTGAAGGCCAGTGTCGTCGACGCCGTCACGGCAGACGGGGATTGGGGCCGGCTCGTGGACACGGGTCTGACCTCCGTCCAGTTGCAGCCATCGCTCACCGCGCCGGCGGGCAGCGCGGACATCATGCCGACCGGCCTGGGCGCACCGCGGCAGCCAGCGGCTGAGATCGGCTCTCTCCTGCGTGTCGGCTACGTGGCCGCATCCGCGACCGATGCCGCTGCGATCGAGGCTCTGGTTGCCGGCGACTGGGGTCGGCTACATTCGATGGGCATCACCGCGATCAATCTTCGGAGCCCGACGTCGGGCGGCCCCTGCCTGGTCAGCAGCTATCGCTCTACCAGCGTGCGCGCCGTGACGACATTCACGGCGGGCAGCGGTCCGGCGGACGCAAAAGCCTCCGTCGTCTTGGGTCAATGGGACGGCGAGGTGATCGAGGCGGGCGACACGTTCAGCGCGGCACATCCGATCGTGCGGGCTTTCCCGAGCTTGTTCGAGTCGGTCCAGACACCCGAACGGATCACCGTGAGCCCGATTGTTAGTCGAGAGCAGGTCCTGGCGGCCCGATCCAAGCTGCTGACGGCCGGCCGGCCGGCCGGATACGAGTCCGTGGCCGGCGCTCTTGGAGTCTCTCGCGAAACGGTACGCCGTCGCCTGAAGGCGCCCACCTAGTCACCTACGGGGAGGCACCTGGTCTAGCCTGACCCGTTCTAGGAGTCTCAGTCGGGTCGGGCCATAGAACCAAGTGAATTCCAGGAGTGCGAGGCTGGCGACGACCGAAACGACGGATGGTCCAGACACCTCGATGGCCAACTCCCGCAGGGCCTCCTGCCGCATTTTCCGAAGGTCCCGGCGCCAGAAGGATCTCGGCCCCTCCCACCACAACTGGCGGGAGACAGCAACGGTGACGTAGGCGCTGCGCTGCATCTCGACGCTCATCCTCCGCCCTCGCCAGCGAGCGCCGGGAACGGGGTCGACGCCATCTCGGGCGTCACCTCGGCGATCTTGTTCCACGCCCCCTCGAAAGACAAAGACTGCAAGGCGGCGACGCGGCGAACGGGCGCACGGCACCCCGCGTCGTTGGCCGCGACGTACATCTCAGCGGTAACGGCCAGCCGGAACTTGCGACTGACTGGCTCACCGGGGATGAGACATTTGAGCCAATCGGCGAGCGCATCGGCCTCGCCTTGGCTGAGAGGGATGGTCACATCCTCGCGCGGTTTTGGCATCGTTTAGACCTCGCGCAACTTGGCGGATCGCCCTCGCAGCTTCGTAGCGAGTGCGCGGAGGGGGTCCGACACGGTATCCGCGAACAGTTCCACCGAGACTTCTACAAGTTGACGAGGGTGCTTGCGCGCGACTTCCTCCATCTGGTCGGTCATGGCCGAAATCGTCCTTACGGCGTCAAGGTAACCCAGCGGCAGTGCCCGCTCCAGCCTCGTCAGATGGGTTCGCGCGGCGGCGGTGGCAAGCCAGTGCTTCTGCCCGCACACCGGACAGAAAATCTGGACCTTGCCTCTGCCCACCAATTCGAGGCCGAGCCTCGTGGCCCGCTGTTGGGCGAGTCGCTCTCTTTGCTCCCTTTCAGCAGTCATTCCCGTCCTCCAGACGGATAGCCCGGTCCCCGGGTACTGGCCGAGGGCCGGGCATGAGAAAGCGGCTCCAGCACAGCCGACCGCCCGATTGTACGCCCACTTCGCTGCAATTGATCACCCGACACCCCGCAAATGAGCAGGCGACACGTCTTGACGTGAGCATGCCGACACGCCTCAGGCTCGCTCCATGCCAAAGATCACCGCGCCCACTCCTTGGCCGGGTGCATGCGCTGACTGCGGGCATCCATACGTCTGCAACTGCGATCAGTGCGCCTGTCCCGCCCACGCCCTCCAAAGCAATCCCGAGACAGTCGCCGCCACGCGTATCGGCCGCGCCGTGGTCACGCTTGTCCAGCAAGAGAACAGACGCGTAGCCGCCGCTGAGCCAGAGGACCTACCAGCACGCGCGATCCCGCCCCACCACACAGCCACCTCGGACGATCCGTGGGAAGACCAGTCGAGCCGGATCCCGGACGACGCTTGGTCCCAGGCCAAGTGCGAGGCGCTGTTCGCCTACTTCGCCGGCGGCAACCCTGAGGTCAAGAGCAACTACGCCTACGAGCACCACTTCGTGAACCAGGACGGCTCGATCGGAGCCGCCAGCACGCAGCACTGCTCCGACCACATCGGCGTCCTCAACGGCGGTCGCGCCGGCCCTGGCGACATGACCGAGGCAAACCGCCACGGCGTGTACGACCATCTGGTCGCCCACCTGCGCGACGCGCACAAGGGCGAGGAGGACTACGAGCCGCCGACGCTCAAGGGCACCGGCTTCGTCCCCTATCGGAGCGTGGCCGAGTACCAGAAGGCCGGCCGCCGGTATGTGCATATCGCCCGCGCCGTCTTCGACGTGCCTTGGGCGATGGAGCCCCGGAAGCTGAAGCAGGTCGCGGAGCTCGTCTCCTTCCGGGCAGCTGGCGGCCGGTTCAGTTCCGAGGAGATCGAGCGGCGCCTCGCAGCAGCCGCGCAGTTCAACGGCGACCGCACCGGCGGCGGCGCCGTCGGCTCGGTGGCGATCATCCCGATGTACGGCGCGCTCAGCCAGCGGATGTCGCTCATGGAGGACATGTCTGGAGGGACGAGCGTCGAGGCGATGCGGGCCGACCTCGACGACGCGCTCAAGGACACCGCCATCAGCGCGATCGTCTTCGACATCGATTCGCCGGGCGGATCGACCGATGGCGTGCCCGAGTTCGCTGCCTACGTGCGGTCGGTCGTCGGCCAGGGCAAGCGGATCATCGCCTGCGTCAACACCCTCTGCGCCTCGGCCGCCTATTGGATCGCGTCGCAGTGCGACCAGATCGTCTGCACGCCTTCGGGCGAGGTCGGCTCGATCGGTGTCTTCGCGGCGCACGAGGACGACAGCGAAGCCCTCGAGATGCAGGGCGTGGCGATCACGCTCGTCTCGGCGGGCCCGTACAAGACGGAGCTCTCCAGCTTCGCCCCGCTCACTGACGACGCGCGGGCAGCCCTCCAGGACCAGATCGACACCTTCTACGGCATGTTCCTCGGCGACGTCGCGAGGGGCCGCATGACCACTTCCGAGGCAGTTGCGGCCGACTACGGCGGTGGCCGAACGTTGCTCGCGGCCAAGGCCAAGGCTGCCGGAATGGTCGACCGTATCGGCACGCTCGAGGACACGGTTCGCGGTCTTCTGCCTAAGCCCAAGGCCACGAACACCAGCGCGGCTTCCGAGTTCGCGCCGGGCACTTTGGCGATCCTCCACCAGGGCGAGGTCGTCCTAGCACCAGCGGCGATTGCCGCATCCACCCGACGCTCCGATAAGGAGTGGAACCAGCGTATGCAAAGGAGACACCGGCGATGATCGACATCGGATCGCTTCGTGGCCTCGACGCCTTCAAGGCGGCCGATGCCGAGTTGCGCGACAGGGTCAAGGAGCTCGACGCCCTAGCGGACGGCAAGCCCTTCACGGACACGCAGCGCCAGGAATACGAGCAGATCATGGGCAAGGGCGGCTTGCTCGAGCAGTTCGGCGCCAGTATCGACGAGCTGGAGATCCGCTCGGCCGACATCGCTCGCTTGGCTGGCGAGCAGGGCACCGGCGTCGAAGGCCCCGCCTTCCCGCTGTTCAACGTCAAGCCTCGCGTCCCGGAGAACGTCCACGACCTGGCGGCATACCGCAAGCAGGTCAGTTCGATCGATGACCTGCCGATGGCCTACCGCGACGGCGCCAAGCGGGTCATCGAGAAGATCGCCTTCCCGTCCGCGCAAACCTCGACCGAGGCCGACCGCTTCCGGACGGCCGTCGAGCGCTTGCTCACCAAGCATGCCGACCAGGAGCACGGCTGGGTCAGCCGCCACGTCCTCGGCACCAGCGATCCGCTGTACCAGGAGGCGTGGGCGCGCTACGCGACTGGCGGCCTGAGTTCCCTCACGCCGCGGATGCAGGCTGCCTTGCAGACCTACACCGGCGCGGACGGTGGCTACGCCATCCCGTTCACCATCGACCCGACCTTCATCCTGACCAACGTGGGCGCGGCCTGCCCGATGCGGCAGACCAACCCCAAAACGGGTCAGCCCCTCGCCCGCATCGAAACGATCGTCACCAAGGCCTGGGAGCCTGTCGCGACGGCGGGCGTAGTGGCCGCCTATGCCGCTTCTGAAATCACGGCAGCGCAGGACGTGGCGCCGTCCGACTTCACGGACCTCACCGTGACTCCAGTCCGGGGCCACGTGCTCGTCCAGTTCACCGCCGAGTACCAGGAGGATTACGGCGCCGCCGCGATCAGCTCCGAGCTCGGCCGGATCGTCGCGGACGCCAAGGACGTCCTCGAGGCCAACAAGTTCATCACCGGCTCGGGCACCAACGAGCCCTGGGGCCTGGTCACGGCGCTGATCGCGGCCTCGCCGACCAGGTTGGTGACGAGCGGGACGTTCGATCTGGACGCCCTCGACTTCCAGGAACTGACCTTGGGACCGCGCTTCCGCAATGGCGGGCGCGCCGCTCACATGGCCAACCTCGGCATGCTCCAGAAGTACCGGCAGTTGGGCGTCGCGGGCCAGCCGGCCAACAGCATCTACGACCCGCTCTCCGCGACTCTGCACGGCTACCCGGTGTTCGAGGCTTCCTACATGGACGCCACCTTCGCCGGCACGCCCAGCAAGACGAACTACGACGTCTTCGGAGACTTCGCCACCGGCTACGTGGTCGTCGACCGCCTCGGCCTGGCCACGGAGTTCATTCCGCAGATGTTCGATGGGTCCGGCAACGTGCTCGGCCAGCGCGGCATCTACTGCCGCTGGCGCACCGGCGCCAAGCTCCTCGTCCCCAACGCCTTCGTGCTCGCGGCCCATTCCTAACCGCAGCGACTAGCTGAACGCGGCGGCGGCCCCTCAGCCGCCGCCTCACCGTTCGGAAAGGGAACAAGGCCGATGGCCGAGAAGCTGATCCGAACAGAGTTCGGGCTGTACCGAGCTCGCAAGACGTTCCTCGTGGGCGGCAACATCTGGGTCCGCGAGGGCGACACCATCATCGAAGGGCACCCGATCCTGCGCAGGCATCCGGATGCCTTCGATCCGTTCGAGCCCACCTTCGGGCCCATCGGGCCCAGGCCGCAGCCGGCCGCCTCACCCGCGCCCGCGCCTGAGGCAAAGGCCGCAGGGCAAGAGACCGTGGCCGCATCAGCGGATCCCGAGGGCGCAATCCGGTCGGCGGCGTAAGTCGATGAGCAATGTACGGCGCCTCGTCCGCATCGGGCGGGGCGTCGGCGTCTCTGGCGCACGAAATGCGCACGAAAGGCGAATGCAATGTGCGGAGCGCTGTACTGCCGTTGGTGCATGACCTGGTTCGCTGGCGAGCACTGGTGCGAGGACTTCTAGCGTGGGACAGCAAGTCAGCTTCGTAATCTCGGATCCGGACACGCTGCTGATTGCCTATGGCACCGGCGCGCTGCTCCGGGTGGAGTCGGCTGAAGCAAACACGGGTCCATGGGCCGAAGTCGCGACCGCTGCGCTCGTGTCTGGGACGTACCTCTACCCGATAGACGACGAGACGCCGACCGGGCACCCCGGTGCCTGGTATCGCTCGCGCGTCTCCGACGCCGCTGGCTCGTCGTTCTCTGATTACTCGGCCGCCTTCGAGGCGGGCGTGGTGCCCGGGCTGCTCAGCGTTGCCGATTTTCGGCAGGTCGTCCGCTCGGAGTTGCCCGACGAAGCGCTGCAGTTCTACCTCGACTCCGAACAGGAGGCGATCGAGAAGGCCGTCGGGCCGCTGGGGAGCGTCACCGAGCTATACATGCACTCGGCCCAGCGCCGTGGTGGCGATCTGTTGATGCTCCATAACCGGGCCTCGAGCATCCAGCAGGTCATCGACTGCGACATAACGCTGGAGCCGGCCGACTACATCCTGTCGCGGACCGGGCTCATGATCCGGCGCCTCAACACAGGCCCGAACCCAGCGTGGGGCTGGGGCGGCTGGGGCTTCGGCAATCCCTTTGGCTTCGGCTATTGGTACCCGAACCAACTCATCACCGTGACGTACACGCGGTTCGACGACACGCTCAGCCGGAAGCGCGTGCAATTGCATCTCGTCAAGCTCGACCTCAACTCCGTCCCCGGTCTGCAGGGGCAGACGGTCGGCGAATGGAGCGAGAAGTACCCGGTGCGCGCGGGCTTCGGCTTGGAGGACGAGCGGCAGGACATCCTGGCGGCCTTGCGGACAGATGAGGAGGTCGTCATCTACTGATGAAACTCGACATCGGCGGCGGCCTGGCGCTCAACGAAGGCTTCACGAATCTAGACCCCATCCACGGCCAGGGCGTCATGCAGCGGCGCATCCAGGACGGCATCCCGTGCGAGCACGACTCCGTTGAGGCCGCTCGCTGCTCGCACCTCATGGAGCACGTGCCGGCCGGCCAGGAGCGCATTGAGGCCTTCAACGAGGTCTGGCGCGTCCTGGAGCCCGGCGGCACGTTCGAGGTCATCGTGCCGCTGTTCCCGAGCTGGGCGGCGGTCGCGGACCCGACCCACGTCAGCTTCTGGGTCGAGCAGTCCTTCTGGTACTTCACGGGGCGCATGGTCGCCAACGCCGAGTACGGCATCCACCTCTGGGAGATGGTCTCGTGGGAGACCGGCGAGGCCGAGTGGGGGCCGTGGGGCCGCGCCGTGCTGAGGAAGCCGCGATGCGCGTGATCTACCCCTACGTCACATCCTTCCCCGAGGCGGTCGCTGCGCTCCCGGCCGAGGCGGAGCGCAGCCGGCTCGACCCTCAGGACACCGAGGCGTACTGGCGTCTTCTGCGCGAGGCTTGGCTGTCTGGCGAAGATTTCATGATCGTAGAGCAGGACATGGTTCTGCCGGAAGGTACGGTCTGGAGTTTCGAGCGCTGCCCGCGCGAGTGGTGCGGCCTCCCCTACTTTATGCACGAGACGTGGGGCTGCTGGCACGGTACGGTCCGTTACCGGGGCAGTTTCACTCGCCGCCTACCGAACCTGCCGGATGAGATCAAGGCGCGCCATTGGGAGTCGCTCGACTCGGCGTGGATCAACCACCTTCGGCTCGCCGGATACAACGAGGCGCACTGGCACTGGCCGCCAGCCCGGCACATGAGCATGCGATCGCCCGAACGGCCCAGCCACATGAAGTGCCCGGCGTGCGGAACCGACATTCGGCCTGCTATCGGCCGGGAGATCGCCGCGCTTACGGACGACGGTCCGTTCGCTCCCTACCGCGCGACGCTGCGCCTGACCATGACGGCGGACGTCCTATGACCGTCGCGGCCGTAGCCATGATGCGCAACGAGGAGGACGTGGTCGAGTATGTCGTCCGCCACATGCTCGCCGAGTGCGACCTGGTCATCGTGGCTGACAACAACTCGACCGACCGGACCCGCGACATCCTTGAGGTGATGGCCACGCCCGACTTGCAAGATCCTGTGGGGAGTGGGCGCCTAATCATCGTCGATGAACCGCGCGTGGCCTATCTCCAGCAAGAGACGACCTTACGGCTTGTCTCGCTTGCGGTCGAGCGTGGTGCCTCGTGGGTCCTGGCTTTCGACGCGGACGAAATGTGGTTCTGCCCATCCGGCCAGCGGATCGCCGACGTCCTGGCCGCCCACACCGGCCGCTCCGTGCCGGTCGGCTCGTGGGAGATGGTGCCTCAGCGGAGCGACGATCCGAACGAGGTCGACCCGTTCAAGCGCATCGTCTGGCGTCGGCGCTACTCCAACCAGCAGAAGGTTGTCTGGCGGCCCAGCGCTTGGAACGTCCCGATGGTCGGCAACCATGCGCTGGAGGGCGAGCCCCGTTACACCAAGGTGGTGGGCGCGGCCAGCTTCGAGGGCCAGCCGATCGTGCTGCGCCACTACCCGTACCGGACGTTCGAGCAGACGCGGGCCAAGGTCCGCCACGGACGGATGGCCATTGAGGCCACGCCGTACGCCGAGGGCGTCGGCTTCCATTGGCGCGAGCTCGGGGCGATGGACGACGGCGCTTTGGCGAGATGGTGGGCCGAATGGACTGCGCCGAAGGATCTGGTGAAGGCATGAGCAACCGGGCGATCGCCATTCTCACGCCTTCCCGTGGGCTTGTTCACAGCCGCACGGTCGAGGCGGTGCTTGCCAATACCCGCTCGATGCCGCTGTGGGATTGGCACTTTACCCACGACCTACCAATCCCAGACTGCGACGAGAGGCTGGCTGAGGTGGGCATGGCGAGCAACGCCGATCTCCTCTGGTACATAGAGGAAGACGTGATCCCGCCGGCAGATGCCCTGGAGCGGAGCATCGCCTTGCTGGACGAGGGCTGGGACGTGGCGGCAGTCGACTATCCCGTCGGCTCGGCTGAGAGCGGTTGGGGCTGCCTGGTGCGCGACGCTAAGGGTGAGATCGAATGGTGCGGCCTCGGTTGCACCCTCATCCGCCGCGAGGTCTTCGAGAAGCTGCCGCGGCCGTGGTTCTCCACCGACTACCAGTACATCGACTTCCACCACGGCGCGGGCTGGGAGAAGAAGCTGGGCCCACAGGACAACGCCCGCCGCTTCGGCCAGCAGGATATCTACTTCTGCATGGCCCTCCGCGCGGCTGGGATGCGTATCGGCCAGGTGCCGGGCATGGTCGCCGGCCACGCCCTGCTGGAACGGCTCGGCGCACAGGGAACGAACGTCGGCATGCATCAAATCAGCATCCGCCAGCGGATCAAGCATCAGTACCCCGGCCCGGTGGCGTCATGAGCATCGCCCAGGGCCTCCGGCAGTTGCTTGTCATCGAGCGGGCCTATGACCGCATGATCGCGGGCACGCCGCCCGTCGAGCAACTGACCGACTACGGGCACCCGATCCGGGATTGGGTAGCGCTGAAGGATCCGGAGCCGATCGACCCCGCCAACCCGACGTGGCAGATGGGCTCCATCCAAGCGCTCAAGGCAACCGAGGTCCCGCTGTTCAGCCAGGGCGGTGCCCAGGATATCTGGGCGCGGATCTTCCTGCTGCCCGACGTCGACGTGATCACGGCGGATCGGATCCACCTCAACACCGACACGGCCGGCCCGTATTGGGAGGTCAGCGGCGTTGTCGACCCCGCCGGCCGCGGCCACCACCTCCAGCTCGACGCGAAGCTGGTGAAGTAAATGCCGGTTTCTAAGGCTCCCTCCGCCAAGGTCCTGGCCAACCGTGCCGCCGTGATCGTCATGAACCAGGCCGCGCTGGATGCGGCCGGGCTCGGCATCGCGGACGGCCTGTTCGCCCTCGGCACGACGATCATCGCCGACGCCTCCAGCCGCGCGCCCAAGGATGCTGCCGAGGCGGCCAGGCGCGGAGTCCCGATGCTGAAGGACACCGGGCATTGCGCCGTATGGGCGATGGGCAAGCTCGTTGAGGGCGACTCCTCGCTGGCGGCCTCATCGCAGAAGCCCCGCGGCCTCAAGGTGCCGGCCGATCAGATAGTGCTCGTAATGTGGTTCAGCTCGCCGCTATCCCACTTCGCGGAGCACGGCACTGTCAAGGAAGCTCCCCGGCCGTTCTTCCTCCCGGCTGTCAATGCCGGTATCCCGGGCACCGGCAAATACGTGCTTCCGGCAATGGCGGCTCGCATCGCAGGCGGTGCAGCCCGGGCGACGGTGACGGCCGCTGGCGGGACGTCCAAGCAGGGCAACGTCGCTGCTGCCAAGGCGCGCAAGACCGCATGGAACCAGGCACTCAAATGATCTCCTCACCCCTGACCAGTGCCGTCGCCGAACTCAATGCCGACGCGGCGATCATCGCGCTCAAGGCTCCGGTCCGCGCCTTCGAACCCGCCCCGGGCGATGCCAAAGGGCCGAGCGAATATCAAAGGTTCATCGTCGTCAACTGGCTCGATGGCATGCCACGGCGCCGCCTTCCGATCCGGATGGTGGTGCTCGGCGTGCGCTCCTATGGGAAGACCCCGGCAGACGCCGAGGCGATGGGCATGGCGGTCGAAGCCGTCTTCCACGACAAAGGCGGGCGGACGGCGGCGTCGGGACTGGGGACGTGGCACAGCTATGTGTCGGCGTCCACCCCCGAGACCGATCCGGACACCCGCCAGCCCCTCTGGCACAGCACCATCGAGTACCCGGTCACGAGGACCGAAACCGTAACCTAGCGCCGCTGGCGCAACCGATCCGCCCTGAATGCGAGTGGGGGCGGTGAGGCAAGCCCCTCTCGCGGGGAGTCGCAAATGCCAATGACGATCACGCCCGAAGACGTCTTCTTCGGGCCGCCAGACTCTCTCCAGTACGACAGCGTCGAGCTGGGCGCGTCCGAGGACCCGGCCAAGCTCGTGATCACGGTGACCCGGTACGAGCCCGACTTTCAGGGGGCCGTCGGTCCCATCAAGGGCCTGACCCGGATCGTCAAGATCAAGGCCGAGCTCACGACCAAGCTCAACGAGCTCGCCCTCACCAAGCTCCAGGCCGCGCTCCAGAACACCTCACTGGCCAGCGTGGCCGGCACGCCTGGCATGACCAAGCTCACCCAGAGCATCGGCGTGGTACTCACCGCCGATCACCACGACGTCGTGATGAAGGCCACTGGTCCGGACGGCCAGCCCGCCACGGTGACGATCACCGATGCACTCCAGACCGGCCCTATCACCTGCACGTTCGGCACCACCGAGACCGCCGGCACTCCCGTGACCTTCACCGGCTACGGCGACCCGGCCAATCCCACTCTGGCCCCCTATAGCATTGAGCGCTTGACGGTATGAGCGCGAACGAGGAGGAGATCGTTCGCGGTCTCCTCCCCTTCACCATCGGTGGCGTCGAGCGCCTCGTGCCCGAGCTCAAGTGGCGGCCGAACCGGGAATGGCAGGAACGGCTCGAGTCCGCGCTTATCGCGCTGGCCAACGTTCGCACCGACACACCAGAGGGCGTACGGGCTATGTCCGACACCGAGCGCGAGCTCGTGTTGGCCTACGACCAGACGCATGCCCTGGGCGACCTAGAGGACGCTACGGAACGCGACATCGACGTGATCTACGACAAGCTCCTAGAAGTGGCCTACCCAAAAACTTCCAGCCAGACGGCCCTCGTTCTGACGATCATCCGCCGCGCCGTGGAGTCAGCCTCGCAGAACTCCTCGAGTGGGCCCTTGCCGTCTGGCATATCCGCCCTGACGACCTCGAGCAAGCCTTCACCTACCGCCAGGTCCTCCTCTACCACCAGGCGGCGCAAACGCGCATAGCGAAAGACCAGCGAGACCGAATGGCCGAGACCTACGCGGCGACCTACGACGCGAACGTGCGGGCACCCGTGCCGGTGTACGAGGTGGCCGTAACTCGCCATGACCTCGAACCGCCGTGGTATCTGCCGCCCACCCCGCCGCCTAGCAAGGCCAGGGGCCGAGCCCAGATGCGACGCCTCGCCCGGCTCGTTCCGGGCAGCGTGAAGGGCTACGACGCATGAGCGCCATTGCCGACATATTCGCTAGTGTCCGGCTCCAACTCGACACCGGCCAATTCCAGACCGACGCCGTAAGCGCCGCGAACACGGCTGGCAAGTCGGCCGGCCAGACGATGGGAGAGCAGCTCGGCTCGAAGCTGCGGAGCGCCATGGGCTCCGCCATCGGCGCGGGTGCCGGCGCTCTCTTCGGGATCGCCATCCAGCAGGGCGCGGCACTCGACGCCGCCACTCAGAAGCTTGCGGCTGACACTGGGCTAACGGGCCAGGCGCTCGCCCAGCAGAGCGCTGCCATCGACTCGATGTACCGAGGCAATCTCCAGTCGATGGACTCGGTCGAGGCCTCGCTGGCAGAGGTCATCAGCGGCTTCAATCTGTCCGGGCAGGCGGCCGACGACTTCACCCAGAAGATGTTGACCTTCGAGACGGCCACCGGCCAGGACGCCCAGGCCGTGACGGCGCTCAAGATGGTCACCGACGCATGGAACCTCTCGGCCAGCGACGAGGGGACGATCATGGACCAGCTCGTTGCCAGCCACCAGAAGTACGGGACGAGCGTGACCGACGACCAGACGTCCCTTCAGAAGATGGCGCCGGCGCTGACCGCGATGGGCATGCAGTTCTCCGACGGCGTCGACCTGCTCAATATGTTCGCCGCCGCAGGCATCGACGCGAGCAAGGCGCCCACGGCACTGAACACGGCCATCAAGCAACTCAAGCCCGGCCAGACGCTCAACGATCTCATCGCCCAGATCAGCTCGATCCAGGACCCCTTGCAGCGCGCCCAGGTGGCCGCCAAGGACTTCGGCACGCGGGCCGGCGCGCAACTGGCCGACGCTCTCAAGCCCGGGATCACCAGCCTCGATCAGTTCCAAACCTCGACCGTCGATACGCAGGACGCGACGCAGAAGGCAGCGGACGCGATCCGCAGCGATTGGGGCAATCAGTTCACGCTGCTCATGCACAACATCGGCGGGGCACTCGCCTCCGTCAGCCAGAGCTTCGGGCCGCTCCTGATAATCGGCGCCCAGATGACGCCGAAGATCGCAGCCGGGTTCGGCAGTCTCGCTGGTGCCCTCATCCCGAAGATCGCTGAGCAGCTCGGTCTGACTCTCCCCACCTGGCTCGGCGGCGGAGCCGCAGCTGGCGGAGCCGAAGTCACCGGGACGGCCGGGGCGGTAGCAGCGGGCGGCCCCGCGGTCGCCGCGGCCGTCGTGGCGCAATCCCCGGAGGTTGACGTTGCCGCTGGCGCCGTAGGCTTGGAGGCTGGCGGAGCGCTCGTGGAGGCGGAGGCTGGCGCGGTAGCGGCTGGCGGCCCTGAGATTGCAGCGGCGGCCGGGAGCGCGGATCTGCTCACGGTCGGAGGCGCTCTTGGGACGACCTTCGGTGGCGGCTTCCTAGCAGCCGTGGGAGTCTCTCTCGCCCCGTTGGCGGCCATGCTCGGGATCGGGGCTCTGCCCTACCTCCTCGGCGTGAAACTGGGCGCCCCCCACCCCGCCAACAACTCGATGTTCAACGCGGGCAGCATCAACCCGATCACCGGCCAGCCCTACGGCTACGGAACCGCTGCGACCCCCGTGCCGGCCACCAACGCTGGCGTTCTAACGCCCACCGTCACGCCCGCCGTGCCGGACTACGGGGCCACCTTCTCAGGCTCCGCCGTCGCCCTCGCTGGGAGCAAGTCGTCGATCACGGCCGCAACGACCACGGCCTTTAGCGGCGTCGTTCCGGCCGTCCAGTCGACGATGGACAGCGCAACCGCCACGGTCGGCCAGGGCACGGACGCTCAAGTGGCCCTCATCAAGAGTAGCCGCTCCGCGCTGTCGGGCGCGTGGTCGGAGGCGCTCTCCGCGGTCACGGACGAGGCCACGATCAGCTACCGAGAGCGCGACGCCCTCGATGCGCTCAATGCGACCAAGAAGAGCCTCGCAGACAAGAAGACCTATGCGAAGCTCTCCCAGGCACAGAAGGACGCGCTTCAAGAGCAGTACTACACGCAGCAGTCGGCCTACATGACGCTGCTCGAGGAAGACTCTCAGTACGGCACGAAGGCTCAGCAGAGGACCAAGCTCAACGTCCTGCTCCAAAGCCAAGCCATGAAGGACGGGCTGGCCAGCCTCGATCCAAACGTGGTCACGATGTGGCAGGCGGTCCAGACCGACACAGAGACGGCCCTCGCCGCCCTCGGCAGCGATGCCTATGTGTACGGCGCGAACATAGCGACGCAATTCGGCCTCGGATTCAACGAAGCGCTGAACGCCGCTCCTCCGGCTCAGGCTGCGATCGACGCATGGTGGAACGACGCGAAGCCGCCTACCGCAAGCTGGTCTACTCCGGGCGGCACGGTCAGCTCGCCGAGCAGCGCGAATGTGCCGAAGGCGCCGGTGATACCCAAGCACTACGCCACCGGCACGCCCTTCGTGGCCAGCGACCAGCTCGCCTATATCCACAAGGGCGAGGCCGTGATCCCGGCCAGCCAGAACACGGGCGGCCTCGGCGGCGTCACGATCGGCACGATCCAACTCACGCTCGAGGGCAACCCCGACCGGGCGACGGCCAAGCGCTTCGCCGTTATGGTCCACGACGAGATCGCGGCAGAGATGCAGAAACAGAACTCCCGGTTCAGTTCGTACAGCGGAGTACGGCCATGACAGCTCCGACCTCCGGCTTCGCCCTCGGCTCGATCAGCCCGATCTGGGTGGAGGACGGCAAGTACAGCGGCTTTGAGCACCCGCCATTCATCACCCTCGTCGGGATCATCGGGACCATCGCGGGCACGCCGTCCACCGAGAACGAGGTTATTCAGAGCGGCTCTTTACCACGCCGGCAGGCGACGGTGACATTCCCGTGGGTCACTGACGCCGATTGGGCCACGATGAGCGGCTATCACGAGACCGTCACGCCGGTCACTTGGGTCGCGCCGGAAGAGACGCTGACCGTAATCGTGGAGGAACTCAAGCCGTCACAGATCGCGCCCGGCCTCTGGACCGTGGACGCCACGCTGGTCGAGGACTGACGTGCAAGGGCTGTCCGGTGACCTAGAGGAGATCCTCGTCTCTAAGTTCCAGGCGGGTGCCCACGGCTTCCGGGCGCTGGTGGAACTGGAGAACCCCAGTGATGTGACGTCGGACTACGTGCCCGAGACTGGAGGCAACCCGACCTCGCAGGACCTCCTCGGCGGGTGCTTCGGGGGAGCGCAGTATTACCCGTCTACCCACCAGCCGAGCAGGACCGACGGACTGCCGAACGGCGACTCTCCGCTCCGTCCCTACACGGCATCCTCCTCATTCAGCGGTCCCTGGGTCCCCGGCTACTACAGCGACACGCTCACGGATGCCAACGGGGACGCATGCTGGCCGGGAAACTGTACGTTCGGCATGAACTCCTCCGTGACGCTAGAGGGCGGCGCATCCTGGGAGGGCCGCTTCTCCTGGGACCTCGGCGCCGGGACCATCGTGTCCCATTGGATGGTCCAGGGGATCATTCAGGAGAACAACCCTGGTTGCTGGGCGCACTGGTCGGTCGAACATTCCGACGATGGGACGACCTGGACGACGGACTCCACCATCGACCCCGGGGCCGAGGGATCACTTCAAGGATCGGTGGCTGCCGGGCCGCACCGCTATTGGTCGATCCACATTGCGGCGGGCCAGACGAACCCCGAAGGTGGGATGTTCACGACCTGTTACGCCATGCTGCTCTGGGGCGGCACGGTCGGAACCGCGCCCATCCCAGTAAAGCGGATCTCCATCGACAAGTCGCTCCAGACCGACTCGGACGGGCTTGAGGTGGTGTGCGAGCTGGCCGCGATGGACGAGGCCCTCTGGTCGGCCTGGTTGCCCCTCTGCGTGTGCGATCGCAAGATCTGGGTTCACCAGTGGTACGGGGATGACGCTAACAAGATCCAGACCTTCTATGGCTTCCTCGACAAGCCGGACGAGACGCGGGACTCGAAGGTCCGCGAGATCACCCTGACGGCGCGAGACTGGATGAAAAACGCCCTGGTCCAGTCCGCCATCGTGTCCTATCCACAGGCAGCGGGCGCGTCCGGGGCAGTGCGGGATCCGTCGAACTACGTCTATCTGAACATGCAGGTCAGCGACATCGTGCTCGACCTGTTGACGCATCTCCAGTTCCCGTCGGCCCACGTCACGACGACGGACTACCTCGTGGCCGACTTCGAGGTGACGGATGGGACCAGCTTCGCGGCGGCGTTCAGCCAGCTCGCCACGATGGTCGGCTTTCAGAGTTTCGCCGACGAGCAGGGCGGCTACCACTTCGATCCCATCGCCCTCGGCTCTGCGGCCTACACGTTCCACGCGGGGGTGGACATGCTCTCTCTGGAGCGGGCCAGCGATGAGTATGAGCTGGCCACCCGCGTCAAGGTCGTCGGCAAGGATTCGACCAGGGCGGACGTGGTGGCCGTCGCCATCGCTGGAGTAGGGCTCGTCTCCCTGCCGGAGCCGCAAGGTGTGACCGGCCCGATGGAGGCGTCCCTGAACAACGCGATCCGCCGGGTGATCGTCAATGAGACCGCCATCGCTACCACGACTGAGGCCGGAGTCACGGCCCTGGCCCAGCTTGCGAAGCAGGACGGCTTCCGGCGCATCTTCGACTTCGGCATCGTCGGGCATCCGGGATTGCAGAAGGGCGACACGGTAGGGGTCGTGGACCCGGTTATGGGCGAGGATTCCCTCTGGCTCGTGGACACCTACCGGACCGAGATGACCGTCGTTCCGGGCGGCGCTGGCACCTATGTCGGCATCGTCGGCGGGACGTTGGTGGACTGACATGAGCGTCCGGCTGCACGTCACTAAGGAAGTCCGCAAGGCATCGCTGGCGGGCATCCCCGGCACGGCGGCGGGCGGCGGCGGAGGCGGAGCCGGTGGCCCGGGCGGCGTCAGCGGTGGTGGGGGCGGCAGTGGCGGCGGCGGTGCCCCTGGTGCCCCCGGCGCCCCTGGCACGAACGGGACGAATGGCACGAACGGAGTGGGTGTGCCCACGGGCGGCACGATCCACCAGGTTCTCACCAAGACCTCCGGGACCGACTACGCCACCGACTGGGAAACGCCAGCGGCTGGCGTCAACATACTTCGCATTTTCGCCCTGGGAGGCTGACATGCTGTTCCTCGCCGCTGCCGATACCCTCGCGGGCGTGGCCTCTGCCGCGAGCAAGCTGACCTGCACGATCTCCGGAGACGAGATCACCACCTCCACGGGAGCGGACGCGGGCAAGGTGCTGTACCAGGGACAGCTCGCGGCCTCTGCCGCCACGATCTACACCGTCCCGGCTGGCACCGTCACCGTCGTCAAGACGATCTCCGTCGTCAATACTGATAGCTCGTCTCACACGTTCCAACTGTTCCGGGGCGGGCTGGTGGCGGCGAACGCGATCACCGGGACGATCACGCTCCCGGCCGACTACATGGCGGTATGGGACGACAACGGCTGGCACGTCTACTCGGACCAGGGCCAGCAGCTAGGTGTCGGCGCAACCGGTGCGGCAGGAAGCGATGCCGCCAACGGCCAGCCGATGGGCCTCACCGGCGCGGTAGCCGCCACGCGCTACGTGGGGGGCACGACCTCGGGCCATCCCATCACCGGCACCTTCGCCGTGGGTGACTACGTAGTCACACAGGACGGCAGCATTTACATCTGCACCGGAGCTGGCACGTCGGGAACGTGGGTAGCCGTGTCGGGTGGAAGCGGGCTGGCCGACGAGGGCGTGTTCACCTACCTCGATGCCACGGTAGCGGCGGCTCCGGGCACTCCCGGCTCCGGGAAGCTGCGCGTCTACGCCAAGACCGGGCCGGCCCTCGCCGTCAAGGATGACTCGGGCGCGGAGACAGTGTTCGGGGCGGGCGGTCTGAGCAGCGACGAAGTGGCGGCTATCACCGGGGCGGCCAGTCCATCCGGGGCCAATGTCTTCGCCACGATTGCCGATGTGACCGGCGGTGGCATGACCAACCCGATGACTGCAGGCGGCGACCTCATCGTCGGGCACGCGGCCGGAATGGATGTCGCCCTATATGCGACGGGGGCTAGAGCTACGAAAGAGCCCTCTCACAGTACTGAAGACCCGGCCAACGACGGCAACGACGGATCTTCGGTCGACATGTACCAGGAGGCTGGAGTAATCACCCTGCGTATCGACCTCCAAACCGCTCAAAGCGTCGCCGGAGCGCGCATCAAGCAGAACGCCTCCGGCGACCGAGTCGGCTCCTGCACGGTCCAGTACAGCACCGACGACGCGACCTGGTACACGGCCGACACCCACAACTTCTACACGAGCAACGACGACACCTGGTCATTCGCTGCGCAGACGGCGCGGTACTGGCAGTTCGTCGCGACGGCAACCTGGTGGGGCGTCTACACGGCTTCGCTGTTCGGCGCTGGTGCGGGCCTTCCCGATAAGCTCACCATTGGCGCTACGGGGGCCGTCCTAGTGGCCAACTCGGCAGTGACCGACGGCATCGGCTGGGCGAACCTGGTATACGTTTACGCCGGCGCGCCGGGCAGCAGCTACGTCGCCCCGCTCTGGTTCGACAGCACGTCGATCACGGGCGGGCTCTATTGCTGGACCGGCTCGACCTACAGCAAGATCGGGCTCGCAACCTCGTAATACAGTAGCGAGCATGAGCCTGCTCGCGCTGCTACTGGCCCTCACGGCCGTAGCCCCGGTGTGGCCCGCGCGTATCGCGCCCGACCCACCGATCCCCTCTATTGTCCAGTCGCAGAAGTGGGCGCGCGAGACGCTCGGCCCTGACTCCCCTGCCGAGATTGATACTGGCCACGCCGTCCCTCGTGGGCTATTGGCGTCTCAATGAACAGACAGGACCTCAGGTCGCCGACTCGTCCCCAAATCACCTGAGCGGCATCGCAACGGCTGGGGTGGCCTTTGGTCAAGGACGCCTCACCCTCAGCGATCCCACGGCCAACTCGTGTGCGTTTAGTTCCGGCTACATCTACCTCGTGGAGAACGCGGCCTTTGACCTTGGCGACAATCTCACCGTCATGGCCCTCGTGAATATCCCGAGCCAGGGGAGCGGCCAAGGTATCGTCTCTAAGGGAGCGAACGGCTACTATCTCCGCACCATCTCGGGTAACTATGTGGACATCCTGAAGGACCGCACCGCAGACCTAGGCAGCACTAGCCCGACGGCATTCGCCTATGGCATACACCATTTCGCTTGGACTAAGGCCGGGAGCGCGAACCAAATCTACATCGACGGGGTGGACTGGACGGGCAGCATCTCTAACTCGACTCTTGCCAATACCTCGATCACGCTGAAGATCGGGGCAGACGACGACGGCAGCGGCGGCGCGACCGAGTACTTCGTTGGTCAGATGGCAGAGGTTGCCTTGTTCAGCGCTGCCCTGACGCCGATACAGGTGAAGGCCATCGCCGCCCTCGCCCTGACGTGACGTTCAGGGGAACACTTCCGGGCCGTGTTGAGACGAGGGAGGCTGGTCCTGGCGGCGCGCTGACCCCGCCCAGGCCAGGAGCGGCACGGCGAGCAGCGGCAGGTCTCCGAGGGGCTTGACAACGCCGTATAACGTGCTAGGCTGCCGCGCATGGCAACCACGCAAGCTTCTACCCCATGGCGCTCCTGGCGCGAGACCCT